AGCAAATTATATGTAAATCACAAGGAGGACGTATGAACGAACATAAAAGCAGTGCCGGGAAAGGCGGTATGGGATTTTTAGGAGTATTACAGATCGTATTCATTGTTTTGAAACTTTGCAAGCTGATTAAGTGGTCGTGGCCGGTGGTTCTCATTCCTTTGTGGATTGAGATTGCATGGATTGTACTTGTCCTGCTTCTGGTACTTATCGTGAGCATAGCAAAAGCAAACAGAAAATAACAGGAGGCAGATATGACACAGAAACAGTTAAGAGACCTCAATACAATCGTGGAAACCTACGGTTCGGATAAACAGGAAGATATGGCAATCGAAGAGTGTTCGGAACTCATCAAAGCCATTCTGAAATTCCGCCGGAGCAACGCAAAGGATTCCGATTTGAGAGATGCGGTTATTGATGAAATCGCAGACGTACAGATCATGCTCACACAGCTTGGAATTATTTTCAACTGCGTGGAAGAGGTCAATGAGCGTATTGATTTCAAGATCGACCGCCAGATGGGTCGAATTAAGGAAAGAGAGGCAAAACGTGATGTTTGTTAAGTCTCAGGATGGAGCGGTAGTTCTGAACAACGACAAGGTAACAGAATACAGCACGGACAGCAAATATGATGGGCGGTACAAAGTTGCTGCCCTCGTAGGAGAAAGCAGAGTAGTGATTGGCAGATATTCTACGAAAGAAAAATGCAGAATGGCGATTTCAATGCTTATGGACTGCTACACCATGAATTTGCTGCTTGAAAGAGGACAGGATGAAAACCCCAGAGACTTAGTATGTGAATATGTGGCGGATCAACCACTTGGAGTGTTCGAGATGCCGCAGGAGGATGAAATCGAATAGGAGGACACTATGAGCAAAGAGTTTTATAGAGGGGAAATCTTCTATATCCGCAACGAGAGCGAATATAGCGGAAATGTACAGGGGGGGGGTAGACCGGCGGTAATCATAAGCAATGACATTGGAAACAATGCGGCTCCTATATTGGAAGTGGTTTACCTTACCACCCAGGAAAAGAAACCGTTGCCGACACACGTTAAGATCAACAGTTCAAAATATCCGTCCACCGTGCTTTGTGAGCAGATTGATACGGTAAACAAGGATAAGGTTGGAGATTACATAGGACAGTGTTCTATGGCAGAAATGAAAAAGATTGATGCAGCGTTGGCGGTAAGCATCGGTATTGGAATTAACATCAAATCGAATGATCTGGTAAAGAAGTGGGCGGAAGCTGCAAATGAAGTAGTGGAGCCGGAGAAGAAAGAACCTGAACCTGTTGTGGCAAAGGTGGAGATGCCGGACATTGAGACACAGTTGGAAATCGCAAAAATCACAGCCGAGAGGGACGTGTATAAACGGTTATACGAGGAGACAATGGCACGGAGATAGGAGGAAGCATGGCTCTAATAAAGAGAGATAGAGAAAACTTCTGGATGTTAAATTGGCTTGATGAATACATGACCGGTCACAAAGGATTTATATGTGGAGGATGTTTCAAAAACATATTCAATAAAGAAAAGGTAAAGGATCTTGATATTTTCTTTGAGAATGAAAGTGATTTTGATGATGCGGTACAGTATTTTGACAGCCAGACACCAGGATATGACGGAGACGATGTAAGAGATGAGAAATATCATTTCCACTACGAAAACGACAATGTAAAGGCGTACAAACACATTGAAACAGGTGTTGTGATTGAACTTTGTTGCAAAATATTTGGAAAACCGGAAGAAATTCTGAATAAGTTCGATTTCACAATCACGAAGTTCGCATATTACAAAGAGGAAGTAGAGGATGAAACTGGTGCGGTAGCGAAAAACCAAGAACTTCCGTTTGAAACTCTGGAAGATGAACATTTCTTAGAGGAAATTGGAATACCGGAAACACACATTGAGTACAAAATCCTGATGGATGATGCGTTTTTTGAACATCTACATCTTAAACGGATTGTAATTGATAAAGATATTCCATTTCCAATGAGCACTTTTGAACGGATGCTGAGATATGCAAAGTACGGATATTTCCCATGCAAAGAAACAAAGATGAAGATAATCAATGCACTTAGGGATTTGACAGACGAACAGGTTGAATTATCTGAAAGCCTTTATGACGGCATGGATTAAGGAGGAAAGATGAAAAAGACAGCGAGAGTAATTATCACATCAAAGTGCGACCGGAAGTGCCCGGGGTGCTGCAACAGCAAATTGGACTACACATCATTGGCGAAAGTGATTGGCGGTATCACGGCATTAAAGGACTATGAGGAAGTTGTGATTACCGGCGGAGAGCCTATGATAAATCCGGCACAACTCTACACAGTCATTAAAATGCTCAGAAAGCAGAATAAGAGACAGAAAATCTATCTTTATACGGCTTGTCTGACAATGGACGATCATCCGGTAATTTTAAAACACTTGGATGGTATCACAGTAACAGTCCATGCAGAAGCCACAGATGAGGATATTCGTAATCTGAAATACATGAGTTCCAATCTCTATGATGAGGACTTGGATATGCGCCTGTTTATCGACAAGAGGGTGTACGACAGGTACGACTTATCTAATATCTGCATGAAAACATGGGATGTAGTGAGAAAACTGGAATGGAAAGAAAAGTGCGATCCGGCAGAAAACGAAGAACTGTTTTTGTGGAATCTTTATTAAGGAGGCTGCCATGGAAACTTATAGAGTTGTATCAATTACAGACAGAAAAGGCAATCCGAGAATTGAGGGCAGATACCCTCTCAGAGTAGGGAGAATGTGCAAGAAACCCACTCCAAGAAACGGAGATGCCATGATGATTGAATGGTTGGCTCAGCCGGATGGAACACCGTATGTCGGCATGATTGTTACGAGTACAGTTATCGGATTCAAGACCGAGGATAGAGGAAAATACATTGAAGTAACAACCAGAAATTCAATCTACACATTTGAGAGAGTATGAGAGAAACAGAAACTTTTGAGTATATCCGCCGGAAGTACCCGGACAAGGAAGAAACATGGAGAAAAGTCACACGGCTTGTTAAGTTTGATGAGAATTTGGAAGTAAAGAGTGTGCATGACTTCAACATGGAGTGCTACATATCATCATTTGGCAGACTCATACGGAATGGGATTCTGTGCAATATGGCATACGGAGATAAATACGATATTTCCAGTATGTTCACAGATACGGACGGAAACCAAGTACGGTTTAAGAGACACCAGATTGTTATGCAGACTTTCTTCATGGGAGACAGACGGCGGTATGACACCGTAGACCATATAAATAACATGGAAAGGTTTGATAACAGCATATACAACCTCAGATGGGCGGACAAGGGCGTACAGTGCGGAAACCGCAAGGACAAGCCAGGGAAACACAGAATGGTTATCTGCATAGGCGATGAGGAAGAAATCTTTTTCTCATGCCGGGAGGCGGAACGACTGTACAACCTACCGCCGAACTCGGTCGGTAAGGTATGCCGCGGAGAACTAGAATCCATATATGGTTATAGATTTGGATATTTATAAGGAGATCAGAGATGGGAAAAGATTGGACCGGAAACGGCAAGAGTATTTTTACAACCCTTGGCGCATCCAACCACACAGAGAAAGAAAGAGAGATTAACGACTACTATGCGACAGACCCTATCGCAGTAGACGCATTGTTACAGGGGGGGGGCAGAACTGAATCATAAGATTTGGGAGTGCTCTGCAGGACAAGGACACTTATCAGAACGTCTCATAGAACTCGGTTATGAGGTCCGCAGTACGGATCTTATCGACAGAGGGTATGGAGAGGGTGGAATAGACTTCTTGCAGACAACAAAAATGTGGGATGGCGATATTCTTACCAATCCTCCATATAAGTACGCGAAAGAGTTTATTGAACACGCAATGACGATCATACCGGACGGGAGAAAAGTGTTCATGTTTCTTAAATTACAGTTTTTGGAGGGAAAGGCTAGAGGCGAACTGTTTAAGAAATACCCTCCGAGATATGTATATGTGTCACGCAGCCGTATTCTGTGCGCCAAAAACGGAATGTTTGAGGAAATGAAAGCCGGAGGCGGAAGTGCAGTTGCGTATGCGTGGTATGAGTTTCAAAAAGGTTATAAGGGAGTGAGCATTATTAAGTGGATAAATTAGATTTTGGTTACTACAACATGGACTGTATGGCCGGCATGAAACTTTTCCCTGATAAATACTTTGATGTGGCAATCGTAGACCCACCATACGGAATCAATGCGCCGAACATGGCGATGGGAACCAATAAGAGCCGGACGAAGAACGGTTATCCAGCCGAAAGCACCGCAAGCAGATTGAAACGGAGCGGACAGGTAAAGGAATGGGATAGCGAACCGCCGACAGAGGAATACTTCAAAGAATTGTTCCGGGTATCGAAAAATCAGATTATATGGGGTGGAAATTATTTCAATCTTCCGCCAACAAAGTGTTTTGTCGTATGGGATAAAGTGCAGCCGTGGGATGCCTTTTCACAAGCGGAGATTGCGTGGACTTCTTACAATCTCCCGGCAAAACTGTTCAGATACTCAAACACTGGCGGAGCAAATTCAGAGAAACGCATCCACCCAACCCAGAAACCGATAGCATTGTACGAATATCTCGTAGGTGCTTTTAAGCTATCGGGGGGGGTGGTACTTGACACCCATGTAGGGTCTGCGTCAAGCCTTATCGCATACCACAGAACCGGCGTGAGGTTTGTAGGGTTTGAGATAGACACCGAGATGTATGAGGTTTCAAATGCGAGACTGGAAAGAGAAAAAGCACAATTATCCCTATTCGATTTAGGGATGGAAAGGAATGGAGATGAGTAGTTTTGTACCGATTTACGCGGTTGATTTTGACGGAACACTCTGCGAAAGTAAGTGGCCCGGAATTGGCGCACCGAACAAAAAACTGATACAGCACCTTATTCAACGCAGAACAGAGGGAGCAAAAGTGATCCTTTGGACTTGCAGAGTGGAAGAACATCTGAAAGAAGCGGTGGACTGGTGCAGTAAATTTGGCTTAGAGTTCGATGCGGTCAATGATAATCTGCCGGAAAACGTTGAAAAATATGGTAACAATCCAAGAAAAGTGTATGCCACTTGCTATATTGACGATTTGGCTGTGGATAAAAGAAAATACGATCTTCCGTTTCATGCGGACGAAAAGATCGACTATTCAAAATTCGATAAATACCCTCTCGGAAGTGAGTGGATGTTAAAGACGGAATATGCAGAGCTTCCAGTGGTAGTAGAAGAGGTAAATGCTTTTCACGGGTATATCAGTGTAAGAAGCACGAGCGAAGAGGATAAATTTAGATATTTCAAGATTCGCCGTGATATTGAATGGTTTTATGACAAATTATTTCCAAAGGAGTGATGCGTTTATGAAGAAAAAGAAAATCAATCCACAGGAATTTGACTGCGGATGTTGTGGAAATCAGATTTATAAGAGCCGCCTTAGAGACGAGGTAAAATGCTGTTATTGCGGTTATATCAACCATGTAGGGAAATACACAGGTAGGAGGAAGAGACTTGGATAAAACGAAAATAGAGTGGGCTGACAGCACATGGAATCCGATTACCGGCTGCCGTCATAAATGCCCTTATTGTTATGCCAGAGGCATTGCAAACCGTTTTGTATCACGGAAAGGATGCCATCTGGTAGAACCGGAGACGTACAAACTCGGAGACGATGGTTCTGAAACTTATGAGATAAATGAGCAACCGTATTATGTTGATGATGAGACCGGAAAACAATTCAGATGCGCCTATCCGCATGGATTTGTGCCGACAATCCACAGATACCGCATGGGAGAATACAGAGACAAAAAGAGGCAGAGAAATATCTTTGTCGGTTCAATGTCGGATGTGTTTGGAGAGTGGGTCCCTGATAGATGGATCAGGGAAGTGTTTAATGCTTGTGAGAAAGCTCCGCAGCATAATTACCTCTTCCTCACGAAGAATCCCGGAAGATATATGGAACTGTATCATTACGGAGAATTACCACTCAGAGATAATATGTGGTACGGAACGACAGTCACAGATCCAGATACGGAGTATATGGGTCAGGACGGACACTATGAGTTCCATACGTTTTTGTCAGTAGAGCCTATACTGGCAGACTTCGGAGAGCTGAGTGAGAAATCATACATCCCGGAGTGGATCATCGTAGGAGCTGAGACTGGCAGCAGAAAAGATAAAGTCATACCAAGACGAGAATGGATTGAAAATATTGTGGAGCAGTGCAGAAAGTACAACATACCGGTATTTATGAAACCAAGCCTCACGGACATTTGGGGCGAAGAACTCATTCAAGAGTTTCCGAAAGCCCTTATCCATGCCTGATTTATTCCAGAGCATTGATAAGAATATGGTTAAATCGCCGGTAGCGTACTGCAAAACACACAAAGGGTATCTATCAACGAAGCAAATGAAAGTCCATAAGTGCCTGCAGATAGGATGCACTGGACTGGAAAGGTTGGAACATCCCTACTGGGAGGAACGCCAACGGAAAAAGGATGAAGCAAAGAGGAAAAAGAAGCAACAGTAAATTGGTTCACGTTTCATTTGATGAAGTAGAGAGATTTGTTCCGAGAGTTCCGAAACAGATTTGCCCGGATGAGGATAACACCACTCCGAGGATATGCGTAGCACCTAACATATTGAGTGCAATCCAAGCGATGCCGCAAGGCGGAACAGTGGCGTACAACATGGCAAGAGTCGGTGTGCCGGTTGTTATCCATGCGTATTACATAGAGAGTGATGCTATCCTCATGCCGGAGCAGATAGCGGATAAAGTACCGGATGCTGTTGCCACGGGAGAAATGTGGGTTATGGCAGCTCCGGCAGCGGTCCGCCGGATAGACTATGAGATTGTTGATCCGTATGTGCCTATGAGGATTGATAGGAATGGCACGAGAGAACGATTTCTTGTATGGTACGGAGAATTGAGACGGGTTCGGTATCAGGATAATTGGAGAAATCTATCTACCAGAACAGCCAGAAATCAAAAGGCGGTAGAGTGGTTTATGGAAAATAAGCCAGACATATCGTGCAGAACATTTATGTCAAATATGGACGATGAACTATTGAAATCATTCCATGTGGAATTACAGGAGGTATGGGAGTGAACAAACAGAAGAAATTAGCAAAGCAGAACACGCCGTTGCATAAGAGAGTACCGACACTTAATCTGGTAGACTATTCAGATATAAAAGTACCGTTGGTAGTGATATACGACAGTCCGAAAGATTTCCCGGGGAAAGTGGTGGCAAGAGTATGGGACGGAGAGAAAAGCCGGCCAACAAATGTTTACTGCGAATATGAAAACCTTAAAAGATGCGAAGATGATGTAATGTCAGCCGGATTCGTGTTCAAATTTCCAAGGACACCGGAGGATGATGCGTGCATTGTTGAAACATACATGAGATAGGAGGATTGCAATGGCAAAGAAGAGAAGCTGCCGCAGAACAGTAAATGAAGATAAGGTACATGAAAAAGCGGTCAAAATTCGCAAAATGACCGATGAACAGTTGGTGCAGTATGTCAATGACAGAGTGGAAAAAGCCAGGAGTGAGGGACTTAATCAGGGAAAGAAATCGGCTACCGGAATGACGGTCAATGATTTTCTGAAAGAAATCTCAAAAATCAAAGGTGTCGGAGATGCCACAATCTGCAAAATCATGGAGCATTTCAGAGAGAAAGGGATTAAGGATGAAAAAGACACCACTACAAATATTTGAGGAACGTAACGAAAAGGATTGCTGTCTTAACTGCAAAAAGCTGATTGTAAAGCAGACAGACGCAGGACATATAAATTTCTGTGGAGAAACAGGAAAGATCATTCTCGATATGTTCCTTGATGTTGGAACTCATTTTCCAAAATGCAAATATGAGAGAAAGGAGTAAGCCATGCGTGTACAGAATCACATACCAATCAAGGCAGTAGCCATCAGAGAAGAGGACGGATTGGAAATCGGAACTGAATATGATGTAGAGGATATTATGATGGGGCAGAGCAATACGAGTGTGGAGTTGGTAGGGACAAAAGGAACATACAACAGTATCTCATTCAAATTTATGCTCAATGGCAGAGAAATTGACATTTTTAGAAGTCCTCTGATAAATCCATATATGAAATTTGACGGCAACAATGGGATTTGCTACAAGGAGTGGATTAGCCAATGATAAAAACATGGTATGAGGAATATGAGAAGATAAAGGATAAGGCGGTAGTGGTATATGGATATGAGTGGGAGTCTATGGCAGATGAACAGAAAGAGAAGATCCTAGCAGAAAAAACCGTGATAATGAGCGGAGACAGCGGATATGCCTGCAAACGCTATCAAATTATCGGAAACGCAAACAATCTGTCAGACCATGAATGTGCCATAATAGCGGATGGCGGAAACCTCTGCTTTGGGTACAGAATGGAGGGACAGGAAATTGTTGTATACACAGATTAAAGGAGGACAATATGGAAGCAAGAGAACTGGCAAATAGGCTCTATGGACGAGCATACGGAGATAGTTTCGATGATGTATTGGAAGAGGCAAAACAGAGCGGTCTCGTCATTGTGACGGGCGCATCAGATGATTTGATGGAGTTCAATGGAGCAATCTGCGATGAGGGAGGTTGTTTCGATGGTGGAAGAGTTTATTTCGATAAGGACGGAGTAGATCAGGAGGGAGAAGAACGTGCCAACTGGATAGATGCCAGATGGTGTGATGGAATGAACCGAGACGGACTTCCGGCAACATGGACGTATGAGACAGAAATTCCTTGTGAGAGATTTGATATTTGGGAAGATGGAGAGGTCTACTGTGTAGGCCTTGTATTCTCAATCGAGGATCTGAAATGAAAACCGCTGAAACTGTAGCACTGGAAAAAGCAATCAGACGGGCCACATACAAAATGGGAACATTTGGCTGCTATGAGGTAACAATAGGATACGGAGGCAAGGAGCGTGTGGACTACATGACATACGACACAAAGGGCATTTTCCGATGCTATGAGGTCAAGGTATCAAAGGCAGATTTCCATAGTGCAGCAGTTAAATCGTTCGTAGGTCACTACAACTATTATGTGCTTACCAGAGAACTTTACGATCAGGTCAAAGGAGAGATCCCAGACTGGGTTGGCGTGTATATTGGCGATTACTGCGCCAAGAAAGCCAAGAAACAGGATTTATCCGATAGGGAATATAAAACGCGCCGTTCAATCAATGGGCGCAGTACAGAGGTATCTACGCCGTGGGTGGAAATGCTCAAAGAAAGTATGATCCGGTCACTGTACCGTGACTCAGATAAGCTGATTCAGACAGAGGACGAGCAGTATATAAGCCGCCTCAGAAGCCAGATTGACAAGGCAAGGACTGAAAGGGACAGAGAATCAAAGAAGTATCTCAGATTATGGAAAGCCGTAAGGAAAGAATTTGGCGATGAAAAGGCATGGGAACTCATAGAAAAGGCAGAGGAATAAAACCTCTGCCCTTTGTATTATGCACAGTATTTAATTGCGTACTCACTGACAATTTTTGAATAGATTTCCCGGAGTTTCTTATCTTCCTCAATCACATCAAGTTTGCGAGTGTTGTTGATGTCGGTTTTACGGCATCCGCTTTCAGACATGCGCTGACGCTTGTTGCGAAGTCTGGTACTCAGATCACACCCGGCACGGCGTTCCAGCTCGGAATACATTTCAGTATTAAGATACTGGAAGTCTGCACCGCACGAACGTTGAATAAGTCGTATCTTCTTGACGATTTCCTCACGCCAGTTATCTGTGATAGGAAGAACGGCTTCTTTGATATTATCAGTTGTTGTGACGGCTTTCTGTGCCAGTTCTTTAGCCTCTCTTGCAGCCTGTTCTTGTGCAGCAACAGCTTCAAACATCTGCTGAAAGAGTTTCAACTGCGGAGACAGATTGGAGTGCTGAATGGCTTTCTCTTTCACACGTTCCTCAATGGTAGTGAAATATTCTCTTGCCTGTTCTGCTTTTTCTCCGTTGCCTTTAACGGAGAGCTTCTTGGCAAAGTGAGCCGTAAGGCGGTAATCGGTAGTTGGTCTGCCACCGAGAGGGTTTTCTTCTTTAATGACGAAAACCTCAAAGTCCTCATGTTCAGTGGCAAATTCATTATCTGTAATATTTATTTTCGCCCATCTGGAGTAATTCTTTGGATCGAGTTCTAAAAATTCATAAAGCTTTCTAGCAGTAGTCATACCCTCGCTGTCAATATCAAGAGCAATCTCAATAGGAGTGCGAGTATCGGTTATCATTTCATTCATTCGCATTTACCTCCGATAAAATGTGTTGCACGCTGACAAGGTTTTTATTTATCACACAGAGCATATCTGCAATCTGGTTTGAATACATCGGGAGCAGATTCTTAGCAGAATCTCTCATAGGAGAAATATTAAAACCGTATGCCAGAATGAGTGTATGCAATCCTGATACAGCGTGGTTTACCTCTTTGTTGATTTCGTTAACAGTTTCTACATTCATGCAATATTATCCTCCGAATTTCTTATTGTTTTCCGTAGAGGACAATGGTATAATCAGATTTACCGAAGTCCGAACGGACGGAGGCAGAACTGAGAGATTGCGACATTTGACGATGGGAGCAGTCTCTCTTATTTTTTTATCACTGATTCAATCCCTTTTATCATTACTTCTGTTTTCGTCACTCTATGTTCGGAACAATACCGCTCTATCCGTTCGTTAAGTTCCTTTGATATACGGCAACGAATGACAATATCCTTTGGATTATCAGCTTTTGGTCTGCCTGTTCGTGGCGACATACAATGCACCTCCTTTTTACTGTAGCCACAATAAGTATTATAGAGATGTGGCTACAAAAAGTCAATAGTAAATGACTGTTTTTCTGAACAAATGTTTGCAACCGATATTTAATACAATAATGTTTAATGGACTAAACATCAACGGTAAAAAGAAATGCCTCATATTTCAGAGGCACATCTTTTTATTTCTGATTTTTTTCTGGACAGAAAGAAACCAATACCCGACAACAAAGCTGCAAGGGCACCGATTATACAAGCGATACCAATGTCTCCAAACATCATCATGCCAAGAAGTAGACCAATAGCACCAAGAATGATAAGAAGAACACCAATAACTAACATAACCACAACCTCCTTTCAAAACATTTATATCAACGCTTTGTAGCGTGATAATACACTTTTACATCATCAAACGAACCATCAGAGTAACATTCAATAGTCTTTGTCACTGTCTGCCCTGCTTGGAGTACGCAATCAGAAGATACGTTGTCTAAAAAAATGTTTCCAAAACCCACAGGATTCCCATTTTGGAAAAAGATCGCAAATACTTCTGGATAGTCTATATCCTCGCTTCCAATATTTGTTGCTTTTACAATAACTCCATCAGAGTTAGTAGATTCAACAGAACAGTCCATCATATCCGTCACAGATATAGCAGAACTTTTTGTAACAGTCACAGAGTAATCAACATTATCAATGTCGTTAACTGAAATGCCATCAAAGTAATTCCATAATGGATAGGAACCGCCAGGGGCAATACCGTATATGTTGGATGAAGATGTTGAAATGGTGCTGTCATCACTTCCCTGTGCAGTAAGGTTAACGTCAACATCCACTGTTACATTGGAATTGTTTATTGCAACTACAAATGCGTATGTATCGCCCATGTTCTCGAAGTAGTACAACTCCGTATCAATCATATCTGCCAGAGTTTGAGAACTATCGGAACTTTCGATTTCGGATTCAATCGCATCACTATTTGCAGAATTTTTTGTAACTGTGCCGGAAGATAGATAGGACGGAGATAACAGTATAATCATAAAGATAACGATTCCGATTGATGAAGTGACAATACCTCCGACAGCCATACCTACATTCTGTTTCTTTGTGATTGCAATGATTCCGAGTATCAATGCAGCAATACAAGGCACGATTCCAATAACAATTACGACTGCTATTAAACCAACGATTCCCAAGACTAATGATAAAATACTCAATGTGTTACTTTTCTTTTCGTTCATAACATATCCTCCATGTTCGGTGTTTAGTCCATTATACATCAATGTGTCTATCAATGCCACATTATTCGCTTGCCTTGAAATTATATATAGGTTTCAGAATCGCAAGAATATCAACGGTTTCTCCAATACATTCCACAATCTCATCAATCGGTTTGTATGCCATCGGAGCTTCATCTATGGTTTCCTCAGATACGGAAGTGGTGTAGATGCCAGACATAGAAGTTGAGTAATCGTTCAAAGAGAGAGTTTCCTTTGCTTTGCTCCGGGACATAAGCCGACCGGCTCCATGCGGCGCAGAACAGTTCCAATCATCATTGCCCTTACCAGTTCCGAGAATACAGCCGTCACGCATATTGATAGGGATAAGTACCTTTTCTCCGAGTTTTGCAGAGATAGCACCCTTGCGGACGATATTGGAATTGTGGTCTATATAGTTGTGGATGCACTCAAAGTAATCCGGCATATCGGCGTCAACTCCCCATCCCATGTGATTACAGATAATCTGTGCGATCATCACACGGTTGAAATATGCAAACTTCTGGCAGATACGCATATCATGTAAATACTGTTCACGATACTTTCCCTCTAAGTAGCACAGATCCTTTGGTAACTTCGGAGTAGTGGCACGGAAGTTTTTGTGCAGTTCTTTTATTGCGCCCTCAATCTCGGATTTCCTTCCGGCGGCCTTGTATTCCTCAATGAGCTTATTCTGACGCTCGTACAAATCGTCCTTGCCACACATCAATTCATAGGCAAGGTTCTGATAGTAGTCCGCCACCTGTTTTCCAAGATTGCGGCTGCCAGTATGAATAACCAGATACTTATAACCGTCCTCAGCAACATCAACCTCAATGAAATGATTGCCACCGCCGAGAGTGCCGATAGAACGCTCAATGCGTTTGGTATCTCTCAATTCTCGGTAGCAGTAAAGATCCTGCAATTCATCAAAACGGATCTGCCGGCCACCATGCACATTTCTTCCGCTTGGAACATAAGTGCGAATGACTTTATCCAATCTATCAAAGTCGATTTCTCCGTGTCCGATGCTTACGCAGAGCATACCGCATCCAATATCCACGCCAACGATGTTCGGAATTACTTTGTTTCCGAGATCCGCAGTAAAGCCAATGACACATCCCTTTCCGGCGTGAACATCCGGCATGATACGAACCTTACAGTCCTTAAAGGCATCCTGAGACAGAAGAGTGTTAATCTGTTCCAAAGCCTCATCTTCGATGGTTTTTGCATAAACTTTCAAATTACTCATAGTGATCCTCCTATACTTTGTATGTTTTGTTATTTCCAGAATTTCCGTTGTATTTTGTGAAAGGTCGAACCCATACACGTTTGCCGGGTTTGGTGGTCCGATAGAACCCTCTTACACTTACCTGTTCAGTAGGCTTTGTGTAGTGCCGTTTTGCGCCATCTGCAGGAATAGGTCTGCTATCAATGCGGTATGTGGTTATCAGTGGTGTAGCACCGCCGGAACGGCGCAGGCTTTTTCGTTGCTTATAAGAAATATATTTCTCTTTCTGCTCCTTAGTCTCAATGCAGTTGCGGTAATGAGTTGCAAAACACATGAGAGAGTGGAACTTCAATGCCTCCTTGTATGGCGTTCTGTCAGCGGCAAGAATCATCCGGGCAACCTTTCGTTTCTCTTTGCTTAATCCGGCAGGAAAGACAATGTTTTCGATTTCCTGAGTTTTCGGATCATACCGATAATTGCAGACATACACGCCACCCATATACAGATGAAGCCTGACGAATACACCCTCCTGCTCATAATAGAATTTAATATCTTCCTCCGGCAGCTCAACCAATGCGGAGGGGATGGGGATGCGGAACTCTTCGGCATCCAACCAATCTTTATTTTGCTGATACCATTCAATGATCTTCTCTGTTTTCCTAATGGTATCGACTATGATTTTATTGCAGTTTGTAATATCAATCATGCCTAAGACCTCCATTTCTTCAATGGTTCCTTATAGCATTTGTCTATTTGGGCACGTTCTTATCAAGCGGCAACGTGCGCTCCGCCGGAGATACGCGAATGTCAGGAGATCTCACTATCCTTATCCGGTTTCACATTAAAGCCGGAAAACCTGTCAACCAACAAAGGGATGGTGTATGCCGTTATCAACCCTCATACCGGCGGCAGTTTTCACATTAAAATCTGCCAGAAACCTGTTACACGACACTCAAATAGACAAATCTTACAAGGAACCATTGGTAAAACTAATGATTGATGATAATTACATCATCTTTTGGAACTGTGTGCCAATCGTTATAAAAGTACACATACACATAATCAGGGTTCGGATGAACTCGGTACTCAACGTATCTGTCCACTTTGATAGTTTCAAATCTCAATAATAAGCATTTTTTAACCATGTTAGAAAACCTCTCTATGACTTATTTGGGGCGGTAAATAATATCAACGTGGGAGTCTAATGCCTGTTCAATCTTCTCGTCCGTAACGCCCAAGTAGCGAGCTGTAACGGCGGCGGAACTGTGTTGATACAGGCGGCGGACAAGTTCAATGTCCTTTCCGTTCTTGTAGTAAATCTCTGTTCCGAAGTATTTACGGAACGAATGGGTGGATATATCCTCATACCCAGAACCGAGCCAGTCGCAAACCTTTTTCAGATGCTTTTGCACTGCCCGGACACCGATAGGGAATATCAGATCATCGCCCTCAATGCCCTCTGAGTTTGCGTATTCAAGGAGGAAGTTGTAGACCTGCTCCTGAACCTTGAAACGGCGAACCTTTCCGGTCTTATGCTCAATAATATTGAAAGCGTGACCGGATGGTGTCTTGATAAAAGAGGAACGCCGGAGGGAGAGTGTATCTCCAATGCGGAGCCCTACATTCGCCTCAATAACGAGGATCGTAGCAATCCGGGGATTAGGCTGTATGCAGTCTCCAATGCCCTCATATAAAGTTTTTATGATAGTCTCGTACTGTTCATGTGTACAAGCTGTTGTTGTCTTTCCTGCCATTCTAACCATCCTCCTACTTACTGATTTTTCATCAAACCGGCAACGACATTGTTGATTGCCGTCTCAGATACAAACCCACCTTGCAACCTTACCGGGGAAAGAGAACCGTTAGGGAGAAAGAGCATATCGCCATGACCCATGAGCTTTTCGCCGCCGGCCATATCCAATGCGACCATAGAGTTTGTGACTGTACCAACACGGAGACAGATCTTTGTAGGCATATTTGCCTTAATCAATCCAGTAACAACCTTTGCAACCGGGTACTGCGTAGCGATTACAAGGTGGATGCCACAGGCACGGGCTTTCTGTGCGATTCTTACAATATGTCCCTCAACGGATTTTCCGCCCATGCTCATAAGGTCGGATAACTCATCAATGAAAACTATGTCACGTCTCATAGGAGCATCTGCGAACTTTGTATTGTAGCTGTCAATGTCACGGCAGCCGGTAGAGGCAAGAACAGAGTAACGGCGATCCATCTCAATGCAAAGGTTCTTCAATAATTCAACCGCGCCATTTACCTCAGATACAACCGTACACGCTGCAAGATTCTTGTAATACTCAAACTCTGTTGCTTTTGGGTCAATGATATATAAGTGCATCTGTGCCGGATTCTTTTTCATCAATAGAGACAAGATGAGGTTATGCAGAACGATTGATTTACCAGATCCGGTCATACCAGAAATGAGGATGTGGCAAGCCTTGGCAATATCAATGTAATGCTTGGAACCGTCAACCGCCATGCCGATTGCCATTGTAAAACCATCGGAGGACTGAAACTCATTATCAATAAGCATATCCCCAAGAAACACGGTTTCTGTACCGGTCGGAACCTCAATATACACATAACCATTATCAAACCTCAAAGAGGCGTTGCAGTGTAAGGCTGCCTGAAATTCCTTTTCACGTCTCAAAATGGCTTGCACCTGAGTTCCGGGAGCCGGTTCAATAACATACTGTGTAAGGCGTGGTCCCTGATTGATTTCTGTAAGGGTGGAGCGGAGGCGGAAAGAATTTAATACGCTCAATATGGTTTCTGCCTCTTCTTTTACTCCGTGAGAACCCCATGAGATGTGATAAGTCATATTGCCATCAACGGTAGGGAACACATACGGCTTTGTAAGAACATACGCCGGAGCGGTGGCGGTTGCCTGTCTCTGTGCAGACTCTTTCAGTCCGGCATTAAGGAGAGCGCGGGCCTCATTGCGTTTTCTATTTGCCGTTAATGTCTCCATACAGTTTACAAATACACTTTTCTTTCTCATGATTCTCAATCCTTTCTTTACCTAATACCGGCGTGACATAACTTTGTATTCAATGCCTGCAGTTCTCTTACATAAGCATCAATAGCACTCTGCGATGCTGTGTCACACACGAGTTTCTTTGCTTCTCCGGCGTTCTCAATCATTGTGAGAAGCCCGTCACTCAATAAAGTTTGCTCTCTGTCTGCCAATGAAATGTATAACATATCCATACCTCCTACCATGTAATAACGATACCTTTTGTTTTGTAGCCCTTTTCCTCATACAGTTTCCGGGCTTTAGCCTCAAACTCCTCAAACCAACCTTTTTCAAGGTCATTGTGATAATACTCTTTATCACTGAATATCCAGACAACAGACTTCTTGTTTTCTTTCATAGCTCCGGCAATAAAATCATTCTGAATAATTATCATGCGCTCAAATTTCTCTGCCTTGCAGCCGTTATGGATGCGCTGCTCCATATCCTTTGCGTTCTCAATACTGCTCATACAATACCTCCTAAAACTGCGGTGCTTCTTCAACTATGCTACTATAATCAGCACTCATATATTCCTTTACTTCCTCAGCACTCATAAGCCTTGCCATTTCCTCAATAGCCTCGATATTATTCCTGGTATAATCAATGGTAGCTTGATTTGTGTATTCGGTGGGAATATCCCATGCCTGGTGTGAATATATTGTACCATCATGCTCCCATGTCATATACTGATCGGCTGTCATAATGTGCTCAATATCAGCGTCACAATCAAGAAAACAGTACCGTATTTCCTTTCCCTTAATATCAATCAATAACTTTCCGTCATTGTTATCCTGCCCAGAAAAAAGAAAATCGTTCAAAGTCTCAATAGGTTCCTCGAACTCTCTGAACTCTGCAAAAATGTCACTGCTCAATACAACGTCTATCATATCAAAGTTGGTATCGCATATCCGGCAGAGCTTTTTATGCGTTGCGCTAGCGTCAAGAAACCAATCGCTGCTCGACAATCCGTCCTTTAGCCATTCAATAATATATCTCGCTCGGCTTACCATCCTTTCACCGTAATTCCATCCGTAGTATCTGGCTGCCACCTGCACACCCTTTGAATTTTCATATCTAACATAAATCTGTGAACGCTGTCCCATAACATTCTCCTTATCATCAATGGAGAGGGCGGGAGAGAGGAGAAACCTCCTTTTCTCCGTTACCTCAATATTACAATTTGTTACTCAATGTTACAATGTAACGATTAAGCTAATATACTTTCAATCATCCGGCGGTTTTTCGGTGTAACCTCTCCGCCATAGTTGGAAACGGTTAGAATCAGGTCAATAGCCGTTCTCAATCCTCGAAGCTCGGCAGATACCCGGCTGCGCTCATTGTGGTAATTATTTAATGCCTCACGCTGAATAGGAAGCTCAATAGAAAGCTCAAAGCGTGTGCGACGCGGTGTGGATGGATTGTTATAGGTGCGATCCATTGCATCAATGGCAGCCATGCGGCGATCCTCTTCAATGCTCATGCGCTTTTCTGTTGCTTCAAGGCTTGACACCTTGGCCTGCAGTAACTCAAAACTGCTCATACCGTTCTCAATTCTCAATGCTGTATTATTCATGGTTTCTTATCCTCCTAAATTCAATATGTTATGCTGTGACTACTTCATAATTTGCCGGGATTCTGGTTGCTGGCATATAACGGCCGGATGATTGACAGAACCAGAAAGGGCGTTTGAACTGATACGCTGCGGCGTGTTTCAATAGCTCAATGCTTTCCCCGGTGTGGAGAGTAAAGCGGATCACTGCGCCGACAGGTAAATTTTTCAATGCGTGCGGATCTTTCTTTTTCTCAATGTTCGCCCGGCAACGCTCACGCCATTGTATAGCGTACTCGTCAGAGGTGGGAGAGAGTAGAGAGAGAATAGAAGCCGGACAACGGTCCTCACATGGTCCGGATGTCTCGCTCATTGTTTTAACTCCGAAGTTGAAATAATCCCGGCTGTTTGTGTGTGTCAATGCAACGGCGGCGGTTGTCTCTGCCTCTCCGGTGCTCAATATGGTTACTTTAACAGCGGCGTAATATGTACCGCCTACCATTGCGGAGCGGACAACTTCGGCTTTCCTGGTGTCGTTCTGCCAGGTGTAAAGCTCGTCAATTTCTGCTTTCCGGTCAATAGCTCCGGTTCTGGTGTAGTGTGTAGCGTGTGTATAATCCCATCCCATAATATAAAAGCCTCCTTAATCCTGCACCGGCTCACATTGTAAACGGTGGTTTTTGCTGAATGTTATCAATATACGTTTTGTGTGGTTCCTTTGTTTGAAATCCTCAAAGAATTTTATCAATGTATCATACTTGAAATAGTGCAAGCCGATTTCTGCATACTCAATATAGCGGCTGTCTGTTATATAGATCCCCTGACAGTTCCCGTATTTCTTGAAAAATTGCATTTTATCTATATACTCATCAATATTTACGGTTTGCCCCTCTTGCAGATGTTCCAATACTGCGGAGCGGTTCAGATATTTATAAGCCATCTTAAAGCCTCCGATCTCTCAATATATCCGGCGAAGCCGGGGCGGATGATCCGCCGCCGTCCGTCTACGCCTGCCATACTCCGCAATATTTACAAGTGCTATTAGGTGCTTCGGGTTCTCCGAAGATAAACCGGCTGATCTGGTCTTGCATGGTGTCCGGGATAAGCCGCGCCCACTGTGTAGCGTTTCGCCATCGGTTCACGGCTCTAGCTGCAATATAAAGCCGGTTGCGTGTCTCTGTGTCCATTTGGAAAACCTCCGCCAATGTATCAACGGCGTTTTGTTCCCTGTCGTGAACCTCTCGCGCATAATTAACATGATTTTTTCGGGTTGTGATTTCCTCAAATGGGCCACGGTATAAGGTTTTAGAGCTATAACAATATTCGTTGTAGGCCTCATTTTCTGCGGCTACTGCGTCAATAAGTCTTTCAATGTCAATATTCATCATATTATGCAGCCCCTTTCTTTTTCGGTGTCTGTTTGGAAAGTTCCACAACCTTATAAAACGGAATAGAGGAGCGGGAACCGCGGAACGTGTCGCACACATCCTCAATATAATTATAGCGAGCCTTTAACTGCTCAATATCGGCGGTTATTTCCTCATATTCTGCCGGGGTCAGATCGTGCAAGTGGCAATAATCCCATTTTTCAAAGAATCGGCGCGCCGGGGAGTGCTTCGGCAGCAGCTCCCGCTGCGCCTGTCCGCATCTGTTATAATCGCGCTTGGATCTTATGAACTCCGCCGCGCTTGTGGAAAAATACGGGGCTTTGTTGCCGCCCAGGGTGTAATATTCAACTTCAAAAACGATCAATTTTGAAATCTGGAAACAATACATAAATTCTTTCATAACTCTATACAACCTCCTTTGCGGCTTCTCTTGCGCCCCATTTTGTAGCGTGTTCATGGAACTCTCCGACCGTCTCAACGTGGAGAAAGTCAGGAGAGAAACGGCGAACGGTGTAAGCTCTGCGGCTGCCGTCAAAATTGTTTTCACTGGTAACAAAACAACGATTTTTATATAAAGCGGATTCTATACGAGATCCCCAGTATTTAAGAGTTTCACGGTCGAAAAAGTGACCTTTTCCGGTTCTGTAAATGGCTTTCGCCTCTGCTAATGTAATCATATATATAAGCCTCCTATATTTTGAGAGGGAGCGCCCCGGAGGGCGCGCCTCGTTCCTGTCAATTAGTAATTTTCAAAGTATTCATTAAGGGCGGTTTTTTCGTCCTCTGTAAAAATACGGTCAATAGCTGCCGCGGTGCGTTTGCAAGCCTTAAAAGCCTTTAAGCCTTTGCGGATCTGTTCCGCTCCGCCGTCAATATATCCAAACTCTGTTAAAAAGTCCGCCTCATCTGTGCAGCTCTCAACACAAGAAGCATCAGACAAAATACAATATAAGCAATCTTCTTTTGTCGGCTCATGCGTTGCGCTTGGGTTGCATTGATAATCAAATGTATAGCGGCGATTATTTGCCGGGTTGATAACGCGGCACTTATATAGAACGTGGGACGGTGTAAAAAGGTCCTTTTGTTCGTCTGCCTCTGTTGCTGTGAATTTCAAAGCTTCAATGATTTTTTCTGCTGTCATGGTCTTTCCCTCTCTTTTCTGTTGTTCCATCCGGGAAAGCCTGTTATAATAGGAGACAAGCCCCGGAGGGGTGGCGGCGGTCCGTGTCGCTTGGTAGGTGTAGCGGATCGCCCTTTTTTATTTGGTTCAATAGTCGTTTGCGTCAGACTTGCAGACGGCGGCTCGCAGGGGTTCGCCTGTCCTATTCCCTTTTATGCTGCGTGTATATAGGTAACTCGTTCCAGCCATCGCCCCGGCTCAATAGTTCCGGAGCGGTTCCCGCTTTCCCCTGGGAGCGTCGGGGGCGTTAATCATTGTTAGAGTGCTAACTGCTTTCACTCGATGCCGGGCCGGTTTTATACCGCTTTCCCGATCTCGTGCGGTTCTGAAAGTTTCAAAGTGCTTTCATACTTCCAATAACTCAATTATCTTTTTTATATGTGCGGTGTGAATTGGTACACCCTAGCACAGGTTTACAATTTTCCTTTTGCCTGATATATGCACTCATTACCACAGGGGCAGCCCTCACAGGAGATACAAGCCGGAGGCGGTGGGGCGTGTGTTTCGGTCTCGTCTTAATAAGTGCCGCGCCGCCGTTGCCTTGGTCCGGGTTGGTTCCCTTGGTCCGGTCTGCGGTGCGTTGTTCTTTTGGGGTACACCGTGCGCCCTTGCCTGCGCTTGCTTTTATTTTGAACTTTTGCGGTTCGTTGTTTGCGTTCCGCGTTCGTTCTTTATGATGTTATTATACATTGCACAAGTACATAATGCAATATGTAATAGTAACCAAAATACACTTGCACAAGTAACGGTTTTGTTGTGCATATTGTATAGTGACACAAGTACATAAAGTATAAAAAAATAGGGGGTTTATATACTTGTGTAATTGCATATAATAGGAAACCGGGGCCATTATGTACTTGCACAACGGCGGCGGCTGTGGTATAAATAGAGGGTAAACGATGCAGGGAAGAGAGGGCGGAGCGATGGCAAGACCAGCACGAGAGGACGGGCGGAACGCTCGAACCGTGGCAAATAATAAATATAATAGTGTAAATTATGACCGGCTCGCCGTAAATGTAAAGAAAGGGGAGCGGGAAAAGGTAAAGGAACACGCAGAGCGGAAAGGGGAAAGCGTTAGCGGCTTAATAAATAGACTATTAGCCGGAGAGGTTCCCGGATTCGATCCGATAGAAAAATAAACAAGGATAGCCGAAAAAGTAGAACGTAGGGCACAGAGAGAAGCACAAGAAAGCTTTTCCCGGTGTCCTTTTTATTTTGCCCATGTGAGAACGTAGGACCGCCACAGAGGGCACAGAGGAAAGGAGCGCGCAGAGATGGCAGCAGAGAAGAAAGAGACCGCCACAAGGGACGAAAACGGAGTCAGAAAACAGAACTATAAACGTTTTAAGGCTGGGCGGGATTATGAAGAGATAGAGACGGCGCAAGCGGTGGCATTGTGTGAAATGATGCTAGACGGCTTTAGAGCGGCAACCAAGGAAGCGGAAAAGGGGAAAGGAGGGAGACCCCGGAAGCTGGAGACCGTGGAAGAGTTTAGAGAGGTAACAGAAAACTATATAAATTATATTAAAGAAAGAGCTTTACAAGGTGTTAGGCTGATTCCTGACGTTGAGGGATTCTGCAGCTTTGCCGGTATTTCTCGCGATACTCTAAATGATTGGGAAAGAACCCGCCCCGGTGTGTATTCCGACACAATAAAAATATTAAAGAATAACATAGCCGCATATAAGAAACAACTTGCATTTAATGGAGAAATACCGCCGATCGTGTTTGCTACTGATTTTAATAATAATCACGGTTACACCCAGGCGGCGCAGAAAATAGATCTGAATGTAGGCAAACAAGCGCAGGAGTTACCGACAGCGGCGGACATTGTACAACGTTTACCAGTAGAAACCGGAGGGACAGACCCAGCAGAGGATGCGGAGGACATAGAAATATTATAAAATCGGTGTTTTGCGGTTCGTTTTCTTTTACTTTTACGAACTCCGGCACGTTTCCGGCGGTTCTGGTGTGGAGATCCGGGGACAGGTCCGGCAGCTTATACCCTGGAGCGGGGGTGTAGAGCGGAGCGGATCAGGGGCAACTCACCCCTCTGAGTTCCCGAAAAATTAAAAAGCCCAAAACCACCCCAATCGTAAAATGGCAAAGAACCCTATTACTGTAAACCACCCAATTTACAATGTAAGTATAAACACGGCATCCGAATAACAAAAGGAAAGTGAGGACTTTACAAAACCACAAAATCCAAAATCGGCGGATGCCTACCGGCATAGAAAGAGAGAAATATGGAACAAAACAAAGAAACAGCAACACAGAATAAGCAGAGAGAGGCGGAAGTATGCAGAGAGAAGAAACAGACCGCATGGGACAAATGGAAAGAGGACACACTGCGGAAGTTCAACCGGACTGCATGACAGAGGCATACATCGTAGGGATCTCTGAAACGCATATCAGAAACAATGCAACGGTATTCCGAGTGTGGCAGATGATAGAGTGTGGAGAACTTACCAGAGAAGAGGGATTGTACCTCATGGTAAATACGCTTGCGGATGAAAACCATCGTCTGAATCAAATGTGTAATGACCTCATAATGAGGATGCCGTCACGTCTGCACGGAGAAACGATAACAGGCGAAAAATAAAAATCGGCGGAGGCTTACGCCTCATAGGAGGTAAAACCGGATGAGCAATGAAAACAGCAATTCCAAAAATTCCACGGAAAATAAAAAGAGGTCTTGGCACAAGGAACCGTGGTATAAAAGGTTATTCGACAAGATTTTAGTATCGTGTTTTCTTCCGTGCAAGCATGAGTGGGAAGTGTTGGAAGTCCTCTGGACGGCACATGATTACAGCGGTTTTAAGTACGATGTATGCAGATGTGGGTGTAAGAAATGCGGAGAGATAAGAATTGAGAAATTTTTAGTGTAAAAGACGGAGGTAGAGAGATGGTAAAGACGGTTGTTGCGGTTATCGTAGGGTTAGTTTTGCTCAATACAGCGTGGTTTGTATTGAAAATTGTGATTCTGATAGTGGCAGAGAGAAGAGAATACGAAAAATACAGATACAAAAGCCCTTATCAGTCTCCACACAGAGAGGCTTTTATCATGGAGTGCTCAGACCCGAATAGCAGTCCATACGCAAGGCAGTTGGATAAGTGCATCAAAAAGATGGATAGGGAACAGAAACGCATAGCGAAAATCAAATTGAAATCAGACAAGAAACTGTCGAATATGAGCATTTAGAGAATTTTGACGTATCGGAGGATGTGCGAAATGGATAGACCGGTAGAAATCACAAGAAGCTATGCAGAGTGCAAATTCTGTAACGATATTGCTGATATGTGCAATGAGATACCAGATTGTACTCACTGCGAGAATAGAAAAGGAACATGGATAGATACAATCACGAGCCTGCTTGGCACAAAAGCGGTTGTCGTTCTGGAAGATGGCAAAGTGGAGACATATCCACTGGATAGACTTAAAGTTATCACAAAGAGGGAGAGATAATGAAAATTATTGAAGAAATTGGCGAAGCTGCAATGTTGGAACAGCTTGCAGAGGAATGTACCGAACTTGCAAAGGCAGCACTCAAAATGGCAAGGATCATACGAAAAGAGAATCCGACACCTGTAACAGAGAAAGATGCTATTGCAAATATCAGAGAAGAGTACACGGATGTCGTACAGTGTGCCGGAGAACTTTCATTGACCGTAGATGAGGAACAGATGGCACGCAAACACGAACGGTGGGAAAAGAGAGTGAGGGATAGAACATGATACCATTCAGGCATTGCATAAGGGAACCGCACGGATCTGCAGTGAAATTTGAGATACTGGCAGCAGCACCGAATGAGTTTCAGGTACGTTACCCAGATTATGATTACATTAAAATGGGAGTCGGACCGTCAGTGATGTATAACAGAGAACAATTACTGTGTTTCCTACTGACATATGACAAGGCAGAGTGCCTTGAATTTATGGAAAAACTGTATCATCACATGGGATGGCCTACTGAAAAGCTGCATGAGAATCCGGCATTTGCCGAAGTGATAAAGGAGAAAGAGGCATGATAGCACGTTTCTTACAGGATATTGTCGTAAATGACATTGAGAAGAATATGGAAATGACTATTGATAAGGGCGAAGAACTCTTTGCCATCGACAGAGGAACCCATTATGAGCTGAGAAAGGCTGACGGATGGGGAACTATGGCTCCGAAAGAGTGCGAGGGCGAATATTATGAGATCATCAAAGAATAAAAATCCGTGTTTTGATTGCCTTGCATCAGAAAAAGAAAATGAGGAAGTGTGCAAGACCATACGGGCGATGCTGAATAAAAGCAATAGCGTACAGGTGGGAATGAAAGATCCGGGCAGCATAGGAACATTAACCATAGGGGATTGCACATATAATGTTTATCTTGGAAACACAACACTGAATAAATTGCGGTGTTTGCCTGATAAGGATGTGTATAAACGTGTATTCACACTGATAGAGGCGTAGGAGGAATATGGATGGAAAATGAGACCAAACCACAGCTTTTTATCATGGATGAACGGCTCGGAGATCCCATACCGCTTGCGGAAATTAAGGAAATATCCGAGCCTACACTGGATGAAGAGTATGATATGCCGGATATTTCTCATCTGAAAGAGGGATTTGAAATACCTTTTGAAGTGAAAATGAAGAAATCTGCCATAAACAAACTGTTTCAACCGTGTTTTGGCAGAGAACCTTACAGGAATCTCGAAAAATGTGCTAAGTGCATACTGAAAAAGGACTGCGTTGTGGCGAAAATCGAGAACAATTTCAACATGAGATTAAGGGCATACCACCCTTGATAATAAATCACAAGGAGGACACCAATGGAAGAGAAAGAAAAGAAACCGTGGAGACCGCCAGAAGCGGCACAGTTACCCGATCCGATAGCGTTTGCCATGCAGGGTTTTGAACGCTTTGGATTACCGAAAGAACGGCTGATACCACCATTACAAACATTTGACAGAGTGATGCAACACTCGGCATTTACCGAAAACCGATGGTGGGAAAATGCAAGACAGGTAACGGCAACATCATCGGCAGAACAGTGGCGGAGAGCGAGCATCGAAAGAGTACGTTGCCTCGGAGAACCATGGCCGGATTTTGATGATATACCGGTTGCTAGTATCACAGAGGATTTTTCACAGAAATGTCAAAATGCCACAATCGGATTATTAAGAGATCAGGTAATAGCATCATGTGCTATTCCGGGAGAAACATTGTTTGGAGACATTTTTAACCAGTTAGGTATTAAGGAGGATAATATGGATAGAAGTTTAGCGGACAAGAAATTTAAGAGAGTAACTATCGAGTGCGAGGACGGCACGACTTACGCAGGAAAGATCAATCATGTATGCGGTAGTCCGTATCGTTGGGACAAACTTTGTGTAGAAGCAATGGTTGAGGACAAACCTATTGGAGCATACGGTATCGAGAAAGTCCTGTTCCAGAATCCTGCAACAATCGTGTTCTGGTCTGACGGAACAAAGACGGTTGTAAACTGCATGGATAATGTGGAAATCAAGAAAAAGGTTGTTGATGGCAAGGAAGTAACCATTCGTAAGCCTAAAAAGGCTGATACCTATTCCGAGGAAGCCGGTCTGGCTATGGCTATCGTGAAGAAATGGGCCGGCAACAACGGAAATTACAACAACATTTTCCGTGAGTTCATTCCTGAGATGGCACAGTCTGAGAAAGAGGCAAAGAAAGCTGCCAAGAAAGCTAAAAAGGCACAGAAATCGGAGGAATAACCAATGACGCTGAGGGAATTTGCCAAGGGATATGACGGAAACATTATGCTGAAAGCATTTGAGAATGAGAAATCAACAACTCCGACAGCGATTATGATGACTCAGATTACGGATTCTATCAAGGATGAGGTTCTTGACAAAGAAGTATACAGCTACACAATGGTTTGCGCTTCACTGTTTGAACGGTATCTGAGAGTGAATTTTGAAGCTGTGCCGGAGATCCCAAACGAAACGGAGGAAACCACATGAGAACCTATTTTTTTGACACAGAGTTTACTGGTCTGCGTAAGGACACAACTCTTATCAGCATAGGAATTGTCTCAGACACAGGAGATAGGTTCTATGCAGAGTTGACGGACTATGATGAGGGTATGTGTGATGAATGGATTGAGAAGAATGTTCTCGATCATTTGGTTTTGAGTGGCAATGCGGAGTTAGAAGAAAGTCTGGCAGCCGACAATAAAACAACGACTGTAATCGGCAGTAAGGCAGATGTTTGTTGCGAACTTATGGAATGGCTTGAAATGGACGCTAATTTTGACAGTGATTATGCTGCGGTATTCGTTTCAGATGTCTCGCATTACGATATGGTGTTACTGATTGACTTATTGGCAGGAAACGCTATGAAGTTGCCTGAGTTTATTACACCGGTTTGTCACGACATCAATCAGGACATTGCAACGATGCTTGATATTTCAGAAAAGGCAGCTTTTGACATTTCGAGAGAACAGCTCCTTACAGACAGAGGAATTGATTTGCCGAAAGGTCAAAAACACAATGCACTCTACGATGCGGAAGTTATCAAAGCGATATATGAGGACTTTTTCTCCGTTGTGGGGGGGGGTAAAACAGGGAGGTAAGAATGGATAAGGGACAAATCTTAATGGATTACCGCTTGGCGAAGAACCATAAGAGACAGATACCCATTCTTGCGGACTTGAATGTGTGCGACACACAGACAATAGCAGAAATTCTGGAAGAGGGCGGCTACAAGCGTATGTTCAATACGAATGGTGTGGATATTTCCGTGAAGAAAACAGAGATTGAGCAAAAGTATTCTTCCGGGGAATCCATAGCCACCCTTGCAATGGCATATCACATTTCAAAGAAACAGATTAAGGTACTTCTCGGAGTAGAAGAGACGGAGGAAAAGGGAACCATGTCTGAGCAGGAAATGATAAAGAAACTCGGAGAACTTACGAGCGAGGTTGAAAAACTGAAAGCAAACAAGAAATCTCTGGAAGAAAGAAATGCGAAAGTAGAAAAAGAGAATGACAATCTGAGGAAACAGATTGAACAGCTTGAAAGTATCAATGCAGAGCTGGATGCCACAGTCAAGGAACAGACTGAAATGCTGAATGGTGGAAAATTATATGAGGATTATCAGGAAGTTTGCATTAAGAACAGCAAACTCAACGCAACGGTTGATGTTCTGGTAGAGAAAATCAGTATGTTAAAGGCGGTGGGCTGTCATGGATAATGGAATGGAACTCAGAGTGAAAGATTATTGTGCTTTCTGCCCTGATTTTGAAGCTGACGTTGATAAGGTTGATATTACTGTATTGGCGGATCGTACCCAAAGGGCATTAACCACAATCAGATGTGAACACGCCGAAAAGTGCGAAAGAATATATGGGAGAATACAGGAGGGCAGAACCAATGAAACAACGGTGGTACAAAGTAGTGTTTGAAACCATTGAGAGAAAACCAATCCGCAGAACTGTTACCGTATGCAGTACGGACAGTGTTCATGCGTCTGCTCTGGTATATCAGCAGTTCGGCAGGAAGAAAATCAAGGTAAAATCTGCCAAGAAAGTAAAGGAGAACACATGAGGTACAGAAAAAAGCCTGTCGTGATTGAGGCGATTCAATGGACTGGAGAAAACCAGAGGGAAATGTTTGACTTTCTTACCAATGGCGAGAAGAAAGACGAATACATGGAGGCGTTTGGAGAACATTTCCGCATAGACCACGCCGCCGTGAAAGGCGGATTGGTAATCAAAACTTTAGAGGGAAATCATTTGGCTAACATTGGAGATTACATCATTAAAGGTGTTGCCGGAGAATTTTACCCTTGCAAACCGGATATTTTTGAAAAGACTTATGAGGTGGCAGAGTAATGGGAAAACCGATTGATATTTTTGAAAATCAGGAGCAGTTGGAAGAGTGCCTGAGAGAGTGGCAGCATAGGTTATTCCTTGATGGGTGGCTAATACTGGCGCACGTTGAGGATAAAATTATGAATCCTGACGGAGAAGAGGTAATTGATGCCGCCGGATATAACACATTCGTATTTGAATCCAGTCAGGCAAACATCCAGTTACTCAGCGATGAATCTTACAAAGAGAACAATACGCTGTTCAAACATTGCATGGAAAAGGATCTTGTGCATGAACTTTTACATTGCAAGTATGATTGGATGGGAAATCAGGGCGGAACCTATGAGGGTGTGTATCTGGATGCAACCGAACACCAGAAGTTAGAGGAAATGGCAAAGAGTCTTATCATGGCGAAGTATGGTGTCGGTTATGATTACTTCATGTGAGGTGCAATATGACAACAGTGGTGGTCTATAAGACCGATACAAAAGAAGTTCTGGCAGCTATTCCGATGGACGGCGGAGATGCCGTCTGCCGGAATGATGTGGAATTTCAGATTTACAACGGAACAGAGCCAATATTCACGGAAACTCCCGGAGGAATCGTATTGGCAGAAAACAAATTTATGATAAAGATGGAGGGCAACAACAATGAAAAATAAAGGAACAGGGATTATTGTCGGCATCGTAGCCGCATTTGTATTACTGATAGCAGGAATTTTTGTAAGTACCAACAACAGAGCGGTTTCGTTGGAGGAACAGGTCTTTACGGCTGACTCTGATATTCAGGCACAGGAGAAACGCAGAACGGATCTTATCTACAATCTGGCAGATTGCGTCAAGGAGTACGATAAGCATGAGGCAGAGACTCTTCTTAATGTCGTGGAAGCAAGAGGAAACAATGGCAGCACCACAGATATTGAGAATGTGACAACTTCCATAGCTGCGGTTGCCGAAGCATACCCGGAATTAAAATCCAATGAGAATTACAAGGAACTGATGAATGAGCTTTCAACCACAGAGAATATGATCCTGCAGTACCGCACTGCCTACAATAACGAGGTAAGAGCATATAAGAAATATGTGCGTAAATTCCCTTATAAGCAGATCTTGGGAATTATGGGATATGAGGTTATCAATTACAACTACCTGGAATACAGCGAAGAGGACAGACAGCCGGTAAGCAATCTGTTTGGAGAATAAGCCTATGAGGAAAGGGAGTAAGATAATCTACTCCGGCAACGGTTGGGATATGACGGTGCGTGAACTGATGTTTAGCATCGTCATTATCCTTATCATGCTTATGGGTGGATTTTTCATTAGTGAAAAGATAGCTTCACACAATGACGAACAGAATCAGGAATACTATCAAGCCATGCAGATTGATGGAAATGCAGAACTGTTTCAGTACGGTATGCGAACTGATGTGGGAAATGCGTTTGTGAAAGGAAATCTGGTAGCAGTAGACCCTGTTACAGATCCGGGCATAGGTGGAGTACCAACTGCCTACATAAAGGTTGAGGAACAACACTACAACCGGCATACGAGACAGGTGGCACATACACGGACGGTAAATGGGAAAACGCAGACTTATTACACCACGGAGGTATATTATTCGTGGGATTACTACGATAGTTGGGAAAGCCATAGTCAAACGGTGTCATTCCTTGGTGTGGAGTTTCCGTATGGGAAAATCCAGATGCCGGGGTCTTACCTGTATGACACGATTAAGCAATCGTCCCATGTGAGGTATTTGTACTATGTTATCAACACGGAATACAGCGGAGTTATCTATGCCAATCTCAAAGATAATACCATAGAGGACGGAACACCGTTCATTCAGGCAGATACGATAGATGAAGCGGTGGACTATATGGTTTCAAACGGAACTGCCGGGTTGGTAATTTTCTGGGTTGTATGGGTAATTCTGATTGGAGCTGCTGTGTTCGGGTTCTGCTATTTTGATAATAAGTGGTTGGAGGATTAGAGATGTATATTGTAGACCAGGACCGTAGCAACGTAGTGAACATCGGCAACGTTAAAAGCATTGCGCTCAACGGGAAAAGAATTACCGCCGATGATTACACACTTGCAGCTTACGACACAGAACAGAGAGGGAAAGAAGTATTTGAACAGTTACTTGGGAATGCTTTTCCTCCTGATATGATAGTAGCCAAGAATTGCAACATATCTGAGGATGCCGTAAAGGACCTAGCAATGGATCATAGCATTATCATGGTTCGTGGCAACGGACAGGCGGATGTTACAGCGTATAGCTGCGGAGTTTATTATATGCCGGAGGAATAAAAGAATGTTAGATATTATTTTGGCAATCATTTGGATTGCGATATTGGTGCTTTACATTGTTGTTGGCTGGAAAGATGCAAAGTCCAACAACGAAGTGAAGAAAGAAATTACACAGATGAATGAGCTGCTGTTGGAACAGAACTCTCAGCTCAAAGAACAGAATAAGCATCTCAATATGGTTATTCTGAGTGTTTGCAGTAAGAGTGTACGAGACAGAAAAGACCAGGAGGGAAAACGTGAAAAAGCAACGGAAAGAGACACGCCTGAAAAGGAAACGCCTGAAAGCGGCGTATAACACAATCTTAGAAGAAAACCGCCGATTAAAAGGTTGGCAATCGGTGTATGGCAGAAAAGAGATTAGAACATATGGAGAACGCAAAACACTCACAATATTTGAAGCAGGAAGTGACAATATGGGAGAAATCATAAAAGACAGAATGGCAGTAAAAATTGGTAGAACACTTAAAGAAAATGGTGCAATTCAGTTTGAAACATACGATGATCCTATGAAATGTGGAATTATTGTGGATGCGAAAGTTAAAATCGTTATGCCGTAGGTATATTACAGAGCCGTGTAGAGCCGTGAGAAAGGATGAATTTTCATGGCTCAACACGAACTATCGAATAAAGAGATTATCGTAAGGCTTCTGAAAAGCGATCTGAGTGACTATGACAATCTTCTGTCCTTACTCGGAATGGCAAATGAGGTTATCCGGGAAGATAAAGAACTTTCGCGGAAATTAGCGAATAAGGTCAGATTCCTTGCACTGAGACTGTGTGCGACAGGAGATATTAAATATTACAATTTGTACAATAAGGCTCTTTTGTTCTTGGCACAGGAACATAAGGATTTTGACTCTTATCTGCTTTATGTGGAAAAGAACAGAGATCCAGAGGACAGATACTATCAGCCACGAAGAAATAAGATTTATTGGCTTGTACAGAAGATGCAGAGGCTTATTGATGATGAGTTGGATATTCTATCAATATCAATGCCTCCTGGCACCGGCAAGACCACACTGGGAGAGTTTTTCATATCGTTTGTAATGGGGCATTACCCAAACACACCAAACCTTATGTCCTCCCATTCTGGATTCATGACGAGAATGTTCTATGATGCCGTTCTCAACATAATTACCAGTAATGAATATTGTTGGAGCGATGTGTTCCCGGATATTGTATTTGAGGGAAACAACGCAAAAGAAGAGACAATAAACCTTGGAAGATGGCAGCCGTTTAAGACACTGACCTGCAGACCAATCAGAGGTTCCCTTACCGGTGTTACCCGTTGTGAGGGATTTCTGTATGTGGATGATTTGGTTTCCGGTATCGAAGAGGCTCTGTCTATTGATCGTCTGGATAAGTTGTACGGAGAGTACACCACAGACCTTAAATCTCGTAAAAAGAAGAAAGCAAAAGAGATCCACATTGCAACCAGATGGAGTGTGCATGATGTTATTGGCCGGCTTGAAAGAATGTATGAGGGCAATCCGAGGGCAGAGTTCATTGCTGTTCCAGATATTGATCCTCAGACCGGAAAAAGCAACTTTGATTACGATTACGATGTTGGATTTGATGAGAAATACTTCCACGATATGGAAATGTCGATGGATGATGTTTCATATCGCTGCCTGTATAAGAGCGATCCGATTGAGAGAGAGGGTATTCTGTATCATCCAACAGAATTACAGAGATATATCGGAGGACTGCCGGACAGAGAACCGGATTCTATATTGGCAATCTGCGATACCAAGGACACCGGTACAGACTACAACTTCCTCGGAGTTTTCTATCAGTATGGAGACAGATACTATCTGGAAGATCTGGTATTCAAGAACATCGACCCTGGGACCTTGGACGAACTCAACTCAGATATGCTTGTTAAGCATCATGTACAGCAGGCACAGTTCGAGAGCAACAAAGAGGGTAGCAGAACCGCAAATGAAGTTGAGAGACTTGTCAAAGCAAAAGGCGGCAGATGCCATATCACGAAGAAATACACTACTCAGAACAAAGAGACCAAGATCATCGTCAATTCCTCATGGGTTAAGGAACACGTCATATTCAAGGATATTACAGAATATGAACCTAAGAGTGATTACGGCGTGATGATGTCATTCCTTTGCAGTTATACACAGCTCGGAAAGAATAAACATGATGATGCGCCGGACACTCTGGCAATGTTCGCTCAGTTTGTAGATGCTCTTCTTGGCGGAGAGGGACAGGTAGTAAAGAGAAGTGACTTAGGAATATAGAAAGGGATAGCATGGGACAATATAGTTTCGCCACCAACTTGAAAAAAGAAAGAACGAATAGGGGAATTACACAACACGAACTTGCAACGGGCGTTCATGTGGCACAGAATACCGTGAGCGATTGGGAACAATGCAAAAGTTATCCGTCAATCGACAAGATATACGATATAGCAAATTTTCTCAAAATCCCTGTAAGCAAGTTGATTTCTGATGTTCAGAAAAATGGTTGTAAAGCCGACTGCACACAGAAAAACAAATTTTTTTGAAAATTTTGTTTATTCCACTTGACAAAGAATGTTTAGTACGCTATACTACGACCATACCAAGTGACACGGACATAAGTTAAGCGGAGTGAACACAAGGTATTTGGCATTAAAGTTTCTCCTAACCATTACGGCACAGCAACAGTGCCGTAATATGGGAAGTAAGCTAACTCGGTAGAAGCGATGGACTGAAAATCCATAGGAGTTGGTTCGACACCAACACTTCCCACTTAGGAATTGTTGTTCCCCGACAGCAATCCCACATCGGAGGGTTCACACTTATGATGGACCTCCGAAACCTCACATGGAATCTCCCAAAGTGTGAGGTATGGACCATTAGCTCAGTTGGTTAGAGCATCCGGCTCATAACCGGACGGTCTGGGGTTCGAGTCCCTGATGGTCCACGCATGGCAATCCGGCACGAAACTATAAATATAGCCATGGCAGTGAAGCTACGCCAAGATACACCGGAGGAAGTAAGGCGGCTGAGTGCGGCGGTGCAGTGCAGAAACGGTATGACTACCGCATGACCGTGACGGCTACCAGAGGTAGCAGACAAGAGAGGATGCAAAAAGATGTATATTCCTGAATTTTGGTGCGGTGTTGCCGCAACGATAATCACAGAAGTAATAATTGCAATTGCATATTCCATATATGCAGACCACAAGAAAGGAGGCAAGAAGTAATGAACAAAGCTGAATTAGTACAGGCTATGGCTGACGATGCCGGACTTTCCAAAAGTGACGCTGAAAAAGCACTCAACGCATTTGTTGAGATCGTAGGCGGAGAACTTGGAAAGGGTGGAAAAGTGCAGTTGGTAGGATTCGGAACATTTGAAGTGACTGAGCGTGCTGCCAGAGTTGGCAAGAACCCTCAGAACGGAAAAGAGATTTCCATTCCGGCTTGCAAAGCACCTAAGTTCAAAGCCGGTAAAGCACTGAAAGATGAAGTGAATCGCTAAATGATCGGAGCGAACTTGGTGTAGTGTGGTGGTTCGATTCCACCTGTGGGTGCAGCTCTAGCGATCAAGGTTCCCACCGTTTCTTTCCTAATGTTCTTGACGATACAAGAAAATTCAAACAAGGAGGCGAGAGGATGAGAAAGGCTCAGTATACTAAACCAGACAGACCGTTGCTTGTGACAGTGCCAGAGTTTCAGGGCTATGTAGGACTTGGGAGAAAGACAGCACAAAGAATTGCGGAGGAAGCTGGGGCAATAGTCAAGGTCGGAAGATTAACAAAGGTTAATCTAAAAAAAGCGGAGGCATATCTTGACCAAGTTAATGAACTGTAACAGGAAAATCAAAAATAGAAATAAGGAGTGAAAACACATGGCAAATGTAACACAATTTAATCGAACTAATGCAGGAAATGCAATACTTCTTGATGTTCAGGGCTTGCAAGATGCTTTGCAATGCGGAAGAGGCACGGCGTTAAAAATTGCCAGACAGGCAGACGCAGAGATCAGAGTAGGGCGGAGGTGCTTATACAAGCGAAAGAAAATTGAGGAATATCTTGAAAATGTTAAGGAACTGTAACAATGGTAGCGTTAAATACCATGAAGAATAACAGTGGGGTGGAAACAGTTTAATGAAAGTAAACAAAGCAAAAATTATTGATCTGATGTGTGAAAAGAATTTGACACAGGCGCAGCTTGCAAGTGGATGTGGTGTGCGTAATTGCACAATAACAGCAATTTTAAGAGGTCAGAGAGAACCGACAATAAAAACCATCAATAAGATTGCTATGTGTTTAGAGTGTAGCCCTAGCGAACTTGTGGAACTGTAACAACGATTATTTATAGGGGCGAACGGCAACGATTGGTGGTGTTGCGGCGGACTGTAAATCCGTTCCCTCGTGGTAAACATTGGAGGTTCAATTCCTCTTTCGCCCATTTAGGTAGATTGCAGCCTATTCACAGAGAATTTACCGGACGCGAACGGCTTCCCTGCGGAGAATTGTAAAAACCTGGTTATGATTTTTTGTGGTTAAAGGGTACCTTGCTTCCAGTCAAAAAGTAAAAACCACACCTGTTCGATTAGTCAAGCGGTCAAGATACCACCTTTTCACGGTGGGGACGGGAGTTCGATTCTCCCATCGAACATTTCAACTGAGAATAACGCTGACTGTTTATAGTTGGTTTAGTGTTCCGGATGAAAAGTATTGGCGAAAGCCGTGGTAAGCAATCATTAAATAGGGAGATTGCAATGCTCACTGAGAGGCTTATGTGAGTAGTCCGGGAAAGCCGACAGGACTTAAAATTGGAGAGCTTGCGTAAGTCACGCTAAAGACCACTGTTGCAACGGTGCCTACGATAGCATAACTGGAAATGCCACGGACACCATGCCGGGGAAAGTGGGGTTCGACTCCCCACCGTAGGACGAGCGGATTTCTTAACTGATTTTCTTAGTCCGGCTTTAACAGGAAAGAAAATTGGCGGTGGCGAGGTTCCGGTGATCACCAAGTGCTTTTTCATTACCAAGAGTTTTTAAGAAAAACTCCGGTGCGGAAAATTTACTGCTTAGAGTGCACGAGCGTTACAGCGATTTAAGCGGCGGTGGAAACTTCCGAGAAAGACCTGATTATAGATGTGCGTGAGCCGCAACCAATCGAGCCGTCATGCTTAGTCAGGCGCAGAGGAATGTAGTAGAGGCGGAGAACTGCGATAACAACGTACATCCGAGGTAAGACGATAAAGAGTTGGACTCGTCAGAGGTTCTTTGAGTATGTAGTCGGTGGATTATGAGAACCATGTGGAGGGGTGCAAGGTCCGAGAACCACATTAAAAAATGAAATACCTTAGTTGGCAACTGTCTTACACGTTGCATCGGTTCGGTAGTGGCAACCATCCAAGCTGCCGCCGGACTGCATAGGAATATAGTTTAGTGGCAGAACATCAGTCTCCAAAACTGATTGCAGAGGTTCGATTCCTCTTATTCCTGCTCTTGGGATATAGCTCAGATGGTAGTAGCACACGACTGTTAATCGTGGTGTCGTGGGTTCGATCCCCACTATCCCAGTTGGAGACACTTGACTTACTCTTTCAAAGCACTCCATAAAAAGGTTACGAAAGGGCGTTTACGACCGGCGGATAGAGGAGCTCCGACTTGTACGTTACCAAGGGAAAACTACTCTGCCGTGTGTCCGGTCGGTCGAGGGTGCAGTCTTGAAAACTGTCTGGATGTAAAAGTCTCTGGGGTTCAAATCCCTAACACGGCGTATGGTGCATTGCCGTAATGGTAGCGGAGTGGCTTGCTAAGCCATCCGGCAGAAATGCCGTATAGGTTCGATTCCTATATGCACCGCTATGAGACCGTATTCCACCGGTGGAGGAGGTCTCAGAATTTGGAGTTGCCGGAATAGGTAGACGGATAATCATAGTAAAGGAATGGGGTAGGCGAGAGGTAGGTGCGAGGACAAGCCACAGAAACAGCCGTAATCCTACCGCCCCAATAAACTACTGAAAATCATAACTATTGTACCGAGTACCAACAGCGAAAGGTGTGGCTAACAGTAGCATAGTTCCATAGTGGGTGCAAATCCCATTACTCCAAAGCCGTCCTGACTTCGGACGCTAAACCAGTTGGGGTTAGAGAGATTACCCGAAAGATAGTTCCTATTGGCATACCCGGTGGTTAGGGTGTATCACAGCAAACCATAGTGAGTGTACGGAAATATTTAATCAAGTCCACCGTTCAGGATGTCGGCTGTGTGACGGTTAAGAGTGATTATGCGAGAAATACGACATAGCAGAAAACTCGGAGGTTCTTGTGGGGCGAAGAACCATTATGGCGGAGTGGAGCAGTGGTAGCTTGCCGGGTTCATGCCCCGGAGGTCACAGGTTCAAATCCTGTCTCCGCAATCTTGCGTGGTAGTTCAACGGAGAGAACATTATGAGCGGTTGTCATGCTTCATGTGACACGGACAGCAATAATTCTTTTTTCGATGGTAACGAAGAGATGATGGTTCGATTCCATCCCACGCAACTCATACGGTGTCTCAAAGCAAAAGTAACCAGAGACTTAATGATTCGCGGCTAGGTGTGAAAGCCGAGGACACGGAATGTTAATTTGCCCTAAGCGAAGAGATTGTGAGATGAAACACACAAATAATCAGAACGCCGTATAAAACAGAATATGGAGAGGTGGCGGAACTGGTAGACGCAATTTACATTGTGAAAACGTATCATTTCTGTGATACAAACAGCAAACAACACACTAGGGAATAAATGTAGTGTAGGTTCAAATCCTACCCTCTCCAATCAAGGCGATGGCGCAAATGTCCTTATAAATCAAGAAGATGCGCCAATTACATGAGTGAGGTAGCTCAGTTGGTAGAGCACGAAAGAAAAATGGATCATGTTTGTGATCCGAACAGCAATCTTTCATTCCATGCTAAGGACGTTGTCGGCGGTTCGAGTCCGTCCCTCACTCTATATGGCGATGTGGTGCAAAGGGAGCACAGCAGCTCTGTTAAGAAGAATGTCATGTTAGTGGCATAATCAGCAAACTCCTTTCAATAACAATCCCAAGCTGCGGATAGAGGTTCGATTCCTCTCATCGTCTCTGCCCCGATTGCCGGTTATGGTAAACCGGATGGAACATGGTTGACAGGAGTGTTCCTTACAGCAATCGAGCATACGGGTTCAAGTCCTGTCGGGGCAATTAAGTGACGCTTACAGCAATCTTTCAAAACAGAAAATTCCATTGACAATATTTTCCCGTTTGAAACAGCGTCATGCAAAAAGAAAGAGGTTGCCTATGAACCGAAAAGAAGATTATAGGGATATGGAAAAGTATCATAAGGCGTGTCAGAGACAGCATAGGCGATATTACAGCAAAACGTCATTTCTATATCCGTCTCATCCGTGGACTGCGGAGGAAGATGCACTGGTAATTAAGCATGAGATTACCGATTCTGAATTGTCTGAGAAAATTGGTCGTTCTGTCGGAGCGATACATAACAGGCGATATGAACTTAAAAAGTTAGCCAGATAGGCATAAAACTTTACATGGGACACTTACAGCAACCCTTTTGGATATGACTGTTAATCATAAACCCCAATAGTGTCCTGACAATGAAACAGTAAACAATTTTATAGGGACTCCTACAGCAATCACAATGGTTAAAGCAAATGTCTAAAAAACAATGTGAAACGGTTCAATTCCGTAAATGAGAGTCCTGGAAAGGTAGGAAAACATGAGTTTTGCAGATGCAATGAGAGAAGAGGGTAGGTTTACCCGGACTGAAAACGGTGCAGTGGCACTGAATACCTCTGGCGATGCCCGACTGGATCTGTTTGGTACAATCGGATCGCTGAGAGAGGCTGATGAGAACAGAATTACCACTCTGTTTGCTGAGGCATACGCACAGGACAAACTCTTTACTACAAAGATTGCGTTCTATGCAAGAGACATTCGTGGAGGTCTTGGAGAGAGAAAGACTTTCAGAACCATTATCCGTTATATGGCAGAGAAACACCCAGAAGCACTCAGACCGAACCTTGATTTGGTTGGCGTGTTCGGGAGATATGATGATCTGTATGAGCTTATCGGTACTCCATTGGAGGACGATATGTGGGCGGCAATGAAGAAACAGTTTGAGGAAGATTTACAGAACCTCAATGCCGGAAATGCAATTTCTTTACTTGCAAAATGGATTAAGACCGCAGATGCAAGCAGCTCTGCCACAAGAAAACTCGGAATCCTTACGGCGCAGAAATTAGGCTATCCGGTCTACAATTTCAAGAGAATCGTCCGTAGTATGAGAAAACAGATCGGTGTCGTTGAAAGTCTTATGTCAGCCGGAAGATGGGATGAAATCAAATACCCGGAAGTTCCGAGCCGCGCGATGATGATTTACCGCAAGGCATTTATGAAACATGATGCTGAGAGATTTGGAGAGTTTATCAACAAGGCAGAAAAGGGAGAGGTAAAAATCAATGCCTCAACACTGTTCCCTTATGATATTGTTGAGAAGATCCTTTATGGCGGAGAAAGCAGTAAGGTACTCGAAGCACAGTGGAAAGCATTGCCGGATTATGTGGAGAAAGGAACAAACGCTTTAGTTATGGCGGATGTGTCCGGTTCCATGAGAGGCAGACCTATGGCAACATCAATCGGTCTTGCAATCTATTTTGCAGAGAGAAATATTGGCGCATACCATAATCTGTTTATGACGTTCTCTGGCAGACCGGAGACGGTTATTCTGAGGGGAGAAACCCTTGAACAGAAGATACGCAACGTAAGTAAAGCAAATTGGGATATGAATACAGACCTTAAAGCTGCTTTTGAGAGAGTCCTTGAAATTGCGGAAAAACACAATACTCCACAGGAAGAAATGCCGAAAGCAATCGTTGTTATCTCTGATATGGAAATTGACTATTGCGGAAACCGTGAGTGGTCTTTCTATGACAAGATGGCAAATAAGTTCCGCAAGGCCGGTTATGTAATCCCGAACATTATCTTCTGGAATGTGAATAGCAGACACGATGTATTCCATGCAGATCACAACCGTAAAGGCGTGCAGCTTGCAAGCGGACAGTCCGTGACGGTATTCAAACAGATCCTGCAGAACCTTGGCTACAATCCGGTTGAGGCTATGGAGAATACAATCAATTCTGAGAGATATGATTGCATCACAGTCGAATAGAGTAAATACTGACCGGGGCAAATAGCTCCGGTCAAATAAAATATAAAAGGAGATAACCACCAATGAAAACACCCTACAATGAAATTGTGAACATCGCAAGTATTGGTTCACAGACAAATCCGATTTCTCTAAATGAGATTTTGAGAAAGGCAAACGATGAGCAGCTTACACCGGCAGCACAGAACAAAGAGAGAGTATTGTTTCTCGGAATTGATGTGCAGCAGGACTTCATGGATAATGGAGCACTCGGAGTTCCCGGAGCACACGGCGATGTGGAGAGAATGACACAGTTTATCTATAACAACATGGATAAAATTACAAACATTGCGGTATCTATTGATACCCACACACCACATCAGATTTTCCATCCGTGCTGGTGGATTGATGAAAATGGCAACAATCCGGCTCCTTACACACCGATTACGCTGGCAGACCTTGATTCTGGAAAGTACAGAGCTGTTATCTACCCTCGCCAGAGCCGTGACTATGTAGAACATTTGGAAAAAGACGGAAAGAAAACCTTATGCGTATGGTCTTACCACTGTTTACAGGGTACATCTGGTGCGGCATTTGAAAATCAGTTTGCCAACATGATTTATTTTCACTCTGTTGCAAAGAAAGCCGTTACGCAGCGTCTTGTAAAAGGACAGGACCCACTCAGCGAAATGTACGGAATTATCAAACCTGAGTATGATACAAAGAACTACATCAATATCGACTTCCTGAACAAACTGGAAAATTACGACAAGATCATTATTGCAGGAGAGGCAAAGAGCCATTGCGTATTGGAAAGCATTAAACAGATTCTCGAACATTACGCTAATCGCCCAGAGATCACTCAGAAAATCTATATCCTGGAAGATTGTATGTCCTCCATTCCTGGGTTTGAGGATGTTACTGAGCAGACCTTTGATGATTTTAAGAAAACGTACCATGTAAACATCGTGAAAAGCACAGACGATATTTTGTAGGAGGTAGCCGGTATGAATGAAACAGAACAGGTAATTGACGGATTAGATGAGGTTGAGATCGCAAATACCTCTATTGATGAAATTGACAGCGAAAACATCAATTTAATTTTTGTCGGAATCGACAAGTCTGGTTCTATGGGAATGTATGAAAGAGATATGGTAAAAGCTCTTTCGGATTTCAAAGATGCACTTATCAATTCCAAGGAATGTGATGAGATTCTGGTTGCAAGAGCAGACTTCTCCGACAGTGCAACCGTAGGGGGCTATAAGCGCATTACAGAATTTGACACTTCGTATAGCACCGATGGATGTACAGCTATGTACGATACGATCATTGATGGAACTGAGAAGTTGAAAGAATACAGAGACTTCCTCAAAAATGAGGGAATGAGAGTAAAGGCCGTGTTTGCAATTTTCGGAGATGGGATGGATAACTCTTCTCAGCCGGGAGGGTTTGCAAAGGCAAAGAAAGCGATAGAGTATCTGAACGTGGAAGAAATCGTTACTGCGTTTATCAGTTTCGGAGGACAGGCAACACAGGAAGCGAAAGACCTTGGATTCAAGAATATCCTCGATGTAAGCAGTTCTGCATCAGAACTCAGAAGAGCTTTCAACTGCTTATCAAAATCAGTGATTGAAAACTCCAAGAGTGCCGTATCGAAACAGGATGATTTTTTTGACGTATAAAAAATGAGAGTAGAACGGTGATCCTAAAAGGGGTTGCCGTTCTTTTTTGTGGGAGGAAATACAATGGTTATAAATAAAATCGGTCAGCAACATATCGACTACGGTACGAATTGCCAGGACTACGGAATTGAATTTGATGGGATGAAAGTTGTTTGCGATGGCTGTTCGGAGGGAAAACATTCGGAAGTTGGAGCAAAAGCGTTTTGCCATCTTTTGAAAAATGACAGCAGAATTATACATGAATGTAGTGTATATACTGCCGCAGCCGCTTTTGGAGAGATACTTGGTCTATTCGGGCAGACTTCCGGCTCAATCAGAGATTTCCTTTGTTTCACGATCCTTATGGTTACTGAAAATGAGACACATTTCATGGTAGATTACTGCGGAGATGGTTTTATTGTAAAAGAACGTCTGGACGGAACGATTGAGTTTGAAGAATTATCTGACGGAGAATACCCGAAATACTTTGCCTATAATTATGTGGATAAGGATATGCTCAAACAGTACAAAGATGGGGTCATTTTTTCCACAAAGGCTTTTCCAAAAGATGAATACAGGAATATTGGTGTAGCGTCTGACGGAATACGATTTGCCATGAAAGATGAACAATTCAAGAAAGAATTTACGGAAGCCCTGCAGAGCGGTAAGGAAGTAAGGGTAAAGAGGTTTATAAACAAACATCAGAGAGTATTTCAGGATGATACAACAATCGTATTGTAGGAGGGCATTATGAAAATGGCACTAACGAGGATAGGAAAAGAAAAGATAAGACAGCTTACCCCCATAACGGAGGGAGGCGAGGGATATATCTATGAGTTTGGCAACGATATTCTGAAAATTTACAAACCCTGTGTTGATATTGCAGCCAAGGAAAAGAAAGTTGCCATGCTCATTGACAAACCTCTGCCAAAGGAGGCTATTAAACCGATTACGGCAGTGTATGACAATAACAATAAGTTTATTGGTTACATTATGCCAAAAGCCGTAGGAGAGGAAGTAAGAGTTCTCACAAGTAAAAAATATCTGAAAGCGAATGGGATAACCACGAAAGATATTTTGGAAATACTCGTAAAGATACAGGACACCGTGAGAGATATACATTCCGCCGGAGTGTGTATTGGGGATCTGAACGATCAGAACATCCTCTTTGACAAAACTGGAAAGGTGTACTTTATAGATTGCGATAGTTGGAGCGTGGAAGATGAAAAATGTGAAGTTTGCATGGACTTATTCAAAGATCCATTGATGAAAGGAAATGATTTTTCAGAGGAAACAGACACATACGCAGAGGCAATTTTGATTTGGAAAACCCTTACAAGGATTCATCCGCATGGTGGGACTATGACACCAGATATGGATATTGTAGAACGTATGAAACGAGGAATATGCGTAATAGACAATCCAAAAGTAAAAATACCAAGAACGATTAAACCGTGGAAAAACTTATCTCCTTATCTGGTTGATTCTCTGAAAAAGATTTTTGAGAATAAGAGCCGATCTATGGGGGATGAATTAAAACACATGGCAAAACACCTTAAATTCTGCGATGTACACCAGGAGTTTTATTATGGCAAATATGCTCGTTGTCCGCTATGTGATAATAATGCAAATGTTCTTACTAAGCCGGTATCACAAGGGGTAACAGGAGGGCTTACACTTATCACGATGCTCAAAGGAAACGATGTAAAAATTGTTCTAAATGAGCAGTGCTATATCAATAATGCCGGAGAAGTAGTGGAAGTTAAGAATGGGAATAAATTCACATACGAAAGCGGAATTAAATACCATTTCGCAGAGGTTGGAGCAGAGAATATTGTAATAAAAGCGGATGATAGAGCGTTCTGGTTTGCCACGGATAGAGAATATGTGTTTGAGAAGAAACACAAGAGTCCGATTTATGCGGCAGGAGATTCAGTATATTTCATAAGTCCTGCCAATACATTAACCTCTATCCAGATCACAAAATCAGGCAACGGAATACGGACGATTACAAAATGTGGATATGAGAGTTACTTTGCGGTATCTGAGGGACATTCGTGCGTTGTGAGTAGATTTGCAGAAAACCTCATTGTGAATCTGGATGGAAAAAACATTGAGATACCATATACTGATACCGTGAATAATTATGGAATACACAGAGATAAAATAACCGGAGGATGGCTTATCGTGTTGGAAAACGGAGCCGGACAGTTCTTTACCTTTGTGTGCAATGAACATGGAGTAGTGTATAGCGAGGATCGCATTAAATATCAATGCGGGCTTGGCAATGTATGTTTTTATAACTCCAATATCTCAATACCGATTGATGGAAATATCAGAATATATTCGTACCAGAAACAGGCATTTAAAGATTTTGAGTGCGAAGCCGTATCGCCGGATAGCTGTTTAATCAAAGATTCCACAGCATTTACAATCGTCAATGATGAAAATATTTATAGACTTGTGAGAACTGTACGATGAAAGGAGAAAATGGTATGACAGAAGCGCAGAAAAAAGCAGTTGAGGTACAGAAAGAAATCGAAGAGGCCTGCATCCGGCATGGACTTAATCTTACTATCTTTGAAAATGGTATTGGATTTGTGGATCCCAAAGACAATAAAATTGTCATGGTATGGAGACCCAAGTATAAATCGGCACCGCCAGAAACACCACCTACACAGAAACCGTCCGGCGGAAATATGTCCGCTTTCATATTTGGCGGTTCAAAGGGAAGTGGCAGATTTATGGGAAACAAAAGGAAACATACAGTCAGAGGAATGAAACGGAGGTAGGTTGATATGCCAAGTTTTAAATTAAAACCGGAGCACATAAAGATTATGACAGACCTTAATTTTAGAATCTCCATTTTAATAGATTCTAAGGATAGGTATAGACCGGCAATAGATGTTAAAAGACCATTCGGGAACAGCGGCCCCACAACGAATGTGTGTGAAATCATGGGATGGCACTGCGATGAAGAAAGTGGAGAATACGCTGCTGAGGATATTGAAAAAGCCGAAATGCTCATTATCGAGCTTCCAGTTGCTTTGCAGATCGTGATGCAAAACCACACATTTGAACCCGGAGAATATGAAGTAGGGGAATATTCCTCGGCATACTTCAATTATGTTCACATTCGCAATTATCACGCATTAAAATCTCCTATCGCAGAAATAGAGGAAAAATATAAAGACTGCGATCAAATGGAAAGGTTACATGAAGTTTGTATGAATGTATCTGGCGATAACCCGTGGAAAGTAATTGACGATCTGAAATGGTTTGCCCAGACCGACTTTCTGGCAGATGCAATAGTGGTATTTGAAAAGCATCGAGACGAACAAATCCTTGATGAATGGCTGAAAACACATGACGGAGAGGATTATTGCAAATATTGTCCTGAAAACGCTGAATGTCCTCACGGAATGGTTTGTTATGGTGGAGAACCTATCGAGCCGTCTTGCTACGGAGCAGATATGAAAGAATTTCTTTACACGGACTCTATTATTGAGGATGCACTGGAGGAAAGATATGGCGAAGAATAACAAACTGATAAATTCCCTGAATGAAATCGCCAGAAGAAACCGCTCACAGAACGTTGCTACTGCGGCAGACCAGATGGTTCCACAGATATATGCTGCGATTGCCATAGCACTTCACAGAACCTATGGATTCGGATATAAGCGTATCAATGATGTGTTCGTAGAATCACAGCACATTTGGGAAAACTATGCCGGGGACGGAACCGGTATGGTAAAGAAGTGTGAGGAAGAAACCGGAGTGACGGTATGTAGCCCGGAAGAGGCACAGAGATTGATGGAGATGCAGAATGGAATGTAACGGAAATTGTGGATCATGTGCTTGGCATGATAATTTTAATGGGACAACGGATTGGATATGCGCCAATGAGGAAAGTGATTGCTATGGAGCGGTCACATCCTGGGATGATTACTGCATTGACTACGAACCGAAAGACATATAATAACGAACTCAATTACATCATAAAACTTTAATTTTATCATTTAACAAGGAATGACTGCATTAAAATATCGGTTTCACCGATATTCTAATGCGTGGTTGTTCCTTTTTTGTTAAAATGATGGTGTCTTGGTATAGACGTTGGTGGATTATCCCTTTCTTGATATGGAGTAGTGAACGCTACTCCATATTGGTAAGCCCGGATAGCTCAACTGGCAGAGCATTTGATTTGTAATCAAAAGGTTGTGGGTTCGATTCCCACTCTCGGCTCTTGCCTCTTTCGAGAGACCATGGGTTCCTCCATTATTGTAGGATAGGGCGGTGGCGAGCCGCCCAGTAATGTGTGGTGGCGCAGTTCGGTAGCGCATCTGACTTTTAATCAGACGGTCGTGGGTTCAAATCCCATCCACGCAACTATCCACATACAGAAAGGAGCAGCTATATTGGAAACGGAAAACGTATACTGCCCTGTATGTAAGGCGCGGGCAAACCGTGAAAAACTTCTTTTCAAGAAAGCACCCGGAGCATCCGGCACGATTTTTATAAACTGCCGTGGATGTAAGGAAGTAATAAAAATAGAATTAAGCAAAGAGCCTTTGAGCCGGTTAAGTCATAAGTAGACTTGATCGGTTCTTTTGTTTTATTCGGAAAGGGGAAACTTCATGTACGCAAGCAACCGTCCAACTCTCGGTAGACGAATGTTAATGACTGATGAGAGGGAAATTACGAAAGACAATATCATATCGGTTGTATCTAAGGCGTTTATGGAACACCAGGAGAATGTGGCACAGGAAGTTTTTCTTTTTGAGTACGAGAAAGGCAATCAGCCAATTCTTAACCGTGAAAAGAAAATCAGACCGGATCTCAATGCCACAGTCGTAGAAAACAATGCTTCAAAAATTGTGGACGTGCATCTGGGATATTGTTTTTCCAACCCGATCACTTTCGTACAGAGAGCGAAGATAGAACCGACAAAGAAACAGAAGAAAGCCTTATTCGGATTTTTGAGAAAAAAGGATGAGGACGATGGAGAGAATATTGACGATTTGAAGATCGCCATGCTCAATAAAATGATGCAGGAGCAGAGCAAAGCGGCAAAAGACATTGCCCTTGGAAGAAACCTATTTATCTGTGGTGTCGGCTACCAGATGATGCTGCCGAACAGAAATAAGAGCAGATATTCTCCATTTGAACTATTGGTTCCAAGTCCACTTACAACCTTTGTGGTGTACTCAAATGACGCATATAGAGAACCGGTGCTAGGATGCACCTATTCCGTACATGATGATGGAACAATTACTCTTACGGCATACTCAAAGAATTTCTGCTATACCATTGAGCATGAGTTGAACACGACAGACTATCATCTGAAAGAGAATATCGCACCAAACCCACTCCGAAGAATACCGGTCGTTGAATTTTATCTGAATGACCGCATGGGTATTTTTGAAAAGGTTATCCCACTGATGGATGCAATGAATCTTGTGGATTCTGACCGTATCAATGATATTCTGCAACACGTTCAGAGTTTACTCTGGATGCACAACTGCCAGGTAAACGAAGAGGGCAAGAAAAACCTCGTAGACGGCGATGGAGTCATTATGACAAAGAGTACCGGGGACGGCAAGGAAGCAAAGATCACTTACCTCAATCAGACATTGAATGAGAGTGAGGTTCAGAAACTTGTGGATCATCTCAATTCTCAGTTGGAGCAGATTACCTCTACACCGTCATGGCAGGAGGCAAGTGGCGGTTCAACCACCGGTGCGATGCAGTTATCCAATGGATGGCAGTGTTTGGAGATTTCCGCTAAGACGGTTGAGCAGTTATTCACTGAGCCGGAAATGCAGCTCATTGATTTGGCAATCGAAATCATTAAGACAGATCAGAGACCGTATGACGGCCTGAAAGATATAGAGACAGCAGATGTTGAAATCCGTTTCTGCCGTACAAAAACCTATGATTTGGTGTCTAAGACCAATTCACTCGTGGCATTGCTTAATGCCGGAGTAGACGGTCTTACATCATTCAACACTGTTGGATTGTTCACAGATCCACAACAGGCATGGGTTGACAGTAAGCCTATTATTGATGGCATACAGAAAAAACTTGCCTCCAAGGAGGAAAAGACACAGCAACCGAACCCTAACGCATACAAGGATGAAGAGGGGAACGGTGGGGAGAACAACACGGAAAAAGATAAGACAGAGGAATCTAAGCAGCCAAGTAAGACTGCAATGGTAGAAGAATAGGCGGTGTGAACTATGTATAATCCGGTTGAATACTTTGACGAAATGAACATTCTCAAAGACGATAAGCTCCGCCGGAAGAAAACCGCCAAGGAGTTTATAAATGCACTTGTAGACTTTTTTGCAGCACAGTTCCTCAATCTTATTTCCGGCATTTTCCTTTACGAAAAGACGAGTGCTGATTACGAAAATGAACTCATGGATCTCTATTTTGCCATGATGCCGGAATATCAGTACGAAACAGAAGTAAGGGAAAAGGCATACAGATTTTCAAAGTATATTCAGGAAGCCACAGAGAGGGCAGTGGCAAATGCCAACGGCAACGATGATTATAAAATGTCTCGCATGACCGGCGGCATGATGAAAGAAGAGGATGTTCCAAAAAGTGTAAAAAGGATGTTCTCGGAGGTTAGAGCCACGGAGATCGCCCTGAATGAGACAAACTGGATATATAACTGGATAAATCATCAGAACCTCGTGGATAAGAAACAGACCACCCATACATGGGTAAGCATGAGGGATGAACGTGTCCGGGTTAGCCACTGGGAGGCGGACAGCCAAACAGTTCCTATTAACGAGCCTTTTATCATCAACGGGTACAAAATGATGTTCCCGCTCGATGATAGTATGGGCGCACCGATAGATGAGATCATCAACTGCCGGTGCGTAGAATTATAAATCAGGAGGTAGAAAACCAATGGCAACTGCAAAAAAGACAGCAGCAGACAAGAAAAAGATGGACGATAAGAAGAAAGCAGCTTCAAAGAAATCCGTTTCAAAGAAAGATACTGCCAAGAAAACTGCCAATAAGAAAGCGGCAGCTAAGAAGTCCACTGCAAAGAAAACTGCAACCAAGAAAACCACTGCCAAAAAGGCAGCAAAGAAAAACTAACTTCATACAGTTAGAGCCAGTGAGCCGGATGTGATGATAAATCGTGTCCGGCTCATTTTTCGGTTATTCAGGGAGAAATCCCTATCACATAACGGGTTAGAGAAAATCCTTACCAAACGCATACAACTATTGTCTTGCAGAGACGCAAGTAAAAAAACGCAGAAATTTATACGGAGAGAACCGTTCAAACGCAGGAGGTCAATTATGGCAGATGTAAACAGTACAGCAACTCAGAACCAGACACAGCAACAGTCTCAGACAGAACCGCAGAAACAGCCTACTACTCAGGTTTCCGGCACACAACAGCAGTCTCAGACAACCAAGCCAGAGGATAACAACAACGGAAATGAACTTACAGTTGAAAGCCTTATGGCGCAGCTTGCACAGGAAAAGGCCAATAATGCCAAGTTAAAGTCTGACAATGACAAGTTATGCACATCCGAGGGCAATCTGAGAAAGCAGCTCAGAGCTAAGCAGACAGCCGAGGAACAGGAAGCGGAAGCAAAGGCAGAGCAGGCGGCACAGAGAGATGCCTATGTTAAGGAACTGGAAAAGTTTAAGTCGGTAACAGAATCATCGGAGCGTTACTTAGGTATGGGTATGCCTACCGAAATGGCAAAGGCAACAGCAACGGCAGAGTATGAGGGAAATATGGATGTCGTTACTGGGAACATCTCTAAGTTCATGGCAGAGAGGGATAAGCAGAAAGAATCTGAAATCCGTGCACAGTATTTAGCTCAGATGCCTACACCGCAGTCTGGAAACGTAGCCCAGGTTGACTATTCAGCACAGATCAAGCAGGCAATGGACGCAGGCGATACACAGGCCGCCGTTCTTGCAATATTAAATCAAAATGCCGCTAACAATCAGCAGGCATAACTTTTAAGGAGGTAATGAATTATGGCACAGGGCACAGCAACATCATTCGCTGTTCCTAATTTTAGCGGAATGTTATTCGCTAAAGGGCAGCAGGCAACACCGTTCTCTACTATGATTGGCGCAAGACCTCTTGTAACCAATCATGTAGAGTTTACTTGCGGTCAGGAGTATAACACAGAAACAGGCGAACAGCCTAGTATTTCTGAGACAGCATCCCTTACCGCTCCAAAGCCGGAAATCGTAACCAGAAGTCAGCTTACCAACGTAACTCAGATTTTCCAGAAGTCCGTAGCGATTTCTTATGGAAAACAGAGCAACATGGGTACACTGCAGGGTATCAACGTAGCAGGTCAGCAGGCAAATCCTATGGATGAACTTGCGTTCCAGGTATCTCGTAGAATGGCAAAGATCGCACAAGATATTGAGTACACTTTCATCAATGGTACTTACGCGAAAGCTACTACTGATGCGGAGGCAAACCAGACCCGAGGACTTCTGACTGCGATTACAACTAACATACTCGATCTTGCAAAGAAACCTCTTACCTACTGGCTTGTAGCAGAGGGATTAAAGTCCATTCACGATCAGGGAGCAAAGACAGACAATATCGTTCTCGGTGTAGATGCAACCACTATGTTACAGCTCAACCTTGACGCACAGCAGAACAACCTGACTATCGTTCCTCTCGGAAGAGAAGTCAACGGTATCAAGTTACAGACTGTAGTAACCCCTCTTGGAGAGGTAGCAGTCGCATTGTTCGATACTATGCCTGCCGGTACTGCAGTTCTGTTTGATCCGTCCATCATGGCTCCTGTTCATCAGATGGTTCCTGGTAAGGGCAATTTCTTCTTAGAGCAGCTTGCAAAGACAGGTGCAGGAGAAACTTATCAGATCTTCGGTCAGATCGGTCTGGATCACGGCCCTGAGTGGATGAGTGCGAAGTTCACTAATATTTCCACAGATCTTCCTAGCAAGATCACGGCAAGCGGTACAACAGGTACAGCGGGGGAATAACAGGTCATACCCTTAACGGTAGTTCCGAGGTAGTTGATTCTTCTGTTTCCACATCAACGGATGCGGTTTCAGAAGAGACGGCTACTGACAAGAAATACACAGAGGAAGAACTTAACGCTCTGACAGTAGCACAGATTAAGGCTATCGCAGCGGAACGTGGGTATGACATGAAAGAAACCGTAAAAGCAAAGCTGATCGCAGAGTTTTTAACTCAGCAAGGGTAAGAAAGTGAGGACGGATTATGGACGCTAAATTGTTGAAAGTCATTTTAGATGATGAAACTCTCACTGACGAACAGATTGCCGTCCTCCTTGTGAAAGCTCAGAAACAGGCTGCAAATCAACACTTTTGGGCGGATGATGATATTCCGACAGAGGCAGAGTTGGAGAGATTTTATAACCGGTACGAGTTTGAAATCTATGATTTGGCGAAAGCCATAAACTCTGACGATGCGAGGGGTGGACTTGTATCTCACACTGAACTTGGAGTTACCAGGAACTGGGGACAGACAGGTAAGAAAGATATTGAGTTGGCCTTGGCGAAGATCCCACCCAAAACCTATGTCGGTCTGTTAAGGAGGGATGGCAATGCCGAAGCTGAGACTTAAAGACCTCAGATTGAACCAAGTCCCTTTTTATTACCAGACCTATGACGGAACGGTGGATGAAGTGGACGAGGATGGCAACCTTACCGGGGAGAGCATACCGAAGTATTCAAATCCGGTTCGTGTACTTGCGAGAGTAAGTCCGAACTCAGGAAATGCCGAGGACTCCCCATTTGGTAAAGATATTGTCTACGACAAGACCATATCAACCGTACAGAAATTACCGATTGATGAATACTCAAAACTCTTCATAGATGTGGTTCCTATTCTCAACGAGGACGGTTCCACAGATACAGAACCGGATTATATATGTGTCTGCCCGAAACATGATTTGCAACAGAATCTATGGGCGATACGGAAGATTAAGGGGAATATCCATGCAGGACAAAATAACGATCAATCCCTTTGACACGGACAGCATAGATGAGGCCATTAAGAAACTGGAAAAGCGGAAAGAGCGTATACACAAATGCGCAGAGAAACTTATACAGAGACTTACAGACCTCGGAGTTGAAAAGGCACAGGAGTTAGTTCCGGTTGATACCGGTACGGCAAGAGCTTCCATTATCGGTTATCTGGATGAGGCAGAGGGAGTTGGAATCATAAGTGCCGGAGGGTATTGCAAGTACATTGAGTTCGGTACTGGAGTTAAGGGCAGGGATAGTTCCCACCCAAGCGAAGAGTACAAGGCAATTATGAACTGGGCGTATAATTCCGGGGCAACAATCTTTACCACGAAAGACGGCAGAGAGGGTTGGTATTATCCGGCTGATGATGGCACATGGCGATTTACAGAGGGTATGCCGTCAAGACCGTTTATGTACGAGACGGCACAATATCTGAGGAAAGAAGCACAAAAAATAGCAAGCGAGGTATTCAAGGATGGTTAAGGACAATGTGAATTTGTATTTTACCAACCTCCTGAAAGACTTGCAGAACAAATATAGCGGTTTGAAAGGAGGACAGGTGTTCAAAGCAACACCGCCGTCTTTCCCTTATATGTATTTCAAGCAGATAGGAGGGAGCGGTGCGTTACCTACACTTTCAAATACTGAGGATGGCATCAATCTTGGATTAGAAATTAAATTCTACTCCAATAAGACCGCCTCAGAGGCGCGGAAGATTGCAAACTCCGCAAGAGAATACATGGTAGGAATCGGATTTCATTGCGACTATTTTTCCCCGGTGGAGAATGTGAGCGATACTTCCATATCACAATTCCTTGCACGGTTCTCAAAATTAGAAACATGATTAACTCCATCGGATAGGGTCGCTCCTGAAAAGCACTTGCCTGGTGCCTGCCGATGGTTTTAATAAATCAAGGCTTTACCTCTTAGGCAAAGGGAAACACAAGGAGGTAGAACGAAGATGGCAAAATGTACAAATGTGACATATCTCATGCACGAGAAAGCAGATGCTCCCGGAACATTTGAGAAGTTGATCGACATTACTGAGTACCCGGATCTCGGTGGAGAAAAGGAAAAACTCGATGTTACAACACTTTCCGATACGAAGAAAAGAACCATTAACGGTATCGAGGACACAGGGGATCTTGCTTTCAAAGCATGGTATGAGAAAGCTGATTACAAGAAACTCTTGGATCTGCAGGAAGCAGGAAAAGTTGATAAATACCAGTTATGGTTTGGAGAAGAGGGGGTTGACGGCAAATGGGAGTGGGCCGGTGTTATGGCAGTATATCCGACAAGCGGATCTTCCAACAATGCGAGAGAAATGTCATTCTCCATTACTGATGAGGGCGAAGAGGCTCTTCATTATGTAACAGCGTGAAAAAGTGAAACAGCGGCAGGGGAATAATCCTCTGCCGTACAAATAGGACAGATTAACGAAAGGACGGTTAATAAGTATGATTTTACAGACAGCGAATGGACCTAAAGAGATTAAAGTAGCAGATCTCGATTTTACAAACCTTATGTGTGATCTGGAAGATCACGATGTAGATGTAATGGGACTTCTGGATGATGATACCAGAGAGAACATGAAGATTTTTAAGACAATCAGAGCGATCATCGCAGTCCTTACCGGCACAAAGGATCTCACAAAAGCCGGAAAGATACTGAGCGAACATTTGAAGTACGGCGGTTCCATGGATGAAGTCATGGAAGCCTTTACGGAGGCAATGAAAACCGCGGGTTTTGGCGAGGAAGCCGAGGAACCTCCGAAGAGCGGAGGAAAGAAAACCAAGGCGGCAACAGAGTAGAGGAAATAGATCTCAGTAAATACAAAACATTTACAGAGATTATCAATAAAGTTTGGCTTCCCAACGCTCTCCTTTATGGAGTTTCCTATGAGACCTTTTGGACATTAAACCCTACGAAATTAGAGCCATTCCAAAAGAAGAGAGAAATGGAAGCGAAAGAACAGGCCACAGCCTTAGATACGTTGGCGTGGTCCGTTGGTTCGTATGTCGTAGATGCCATGGCAATCTTCCTTGGCAGAAATGCTCCGGCATACCCAAGCCAACCAAGAAGCATGAACAGCACAGAGGACGCACCGCCGGGAGCAAAAATGACGGATGCAGACAGATTCGCTGCCTTTGCCGCAGAACATAATAAGCGATTGAGACAGCGAAGAGAAAAGTAGCTGATTACATGGGGATAGGTTGACGAACCGAAACAGCGCAAGTCCGGCGCAGTTCCCCATGTTTTCTTATTTTACGGACAAACAATACCACCCACGGACAGGGTTTTACGAAGTGAGGTGGCAAAATGCCTGATAACAGAGTCGATAGCATTTTATTGGAAATAGGAGCCACCACTGATAAGGCAGACGGTGGTATTGATAAAGTTACAAAAGCTCTTACCTCAATGAAGAAAATCACTGAGGGGATAGATACAGAAAAACTTAAACAGATAGTTGATGCAATGAAAGGTTTCTCAGGAATGGGAGACGAACTCAAAAATGCCGGTAGCGGTATGAGAAGCATAGCATCTTCTATTAAGTCTTTGTCAGGAATTGATACTGCAAAATTAAGAGAGGTTGCCGACACAGTAAAAGAAGTCAGTTCCGCGCTTGGCAACCTTGGTCCAAACAACAAAGTCAGCATCAGAATTGACTCTGAGGGAGCTGCCCGTAGAAGTGTAAAACCACTGGAAAACGGTCAGGAGGCAGCAGCATCCACAGAGGAAGTTGCAACGACAGCCGAAAAGGCCCAGGCAGCTATGGACGGCGCAGCAACATCGGCAAACCGGTTAGCGCAGGGAGAAAGTCAACTTGGAGCCGCAGGACAAAGTGCAGCAACAGGAGAGGAAGCCCTTAACGGAAGTCTAAACCAGATAAATACAAATTCTGCAAACCACCGTATTCAGCAGCTCATAGATCAGATCAACAAATACAAAGCCACTATCAGCGGCATGGAGAGTGGCAAAATTCGGTTCGATAACGGACAGTATGAGGAAGCAGTAAACGGTCTGAGACAGGCGCAAGAACAGTTCAAACAGTTTAAGGAAACGGTGTCGCAGTCTCCTAAGAATATGGAAGATGTGGCAAAGTCCATTAAATCCATCGGAGATGCGGCGCAGAAATGCGGACTTGGAACCTTTTCTTCTTTACTAAATGGCATTGCGTCAATACTTCCGGCTATTGAGACCGGCGGCATGGCGGCAAACGCCGGGTTCCAATCTATGGCAGTAGGTCTTGAAGCCGTTCAGGCGGCAATACCGATTATTGGTATTATCCTGACAATCCTTACTGCGATCATCAATGCGGTAAGGCAAGTGGCAAATGCTGTAAAGAACGAGACACAAAAAATCATTTCTGCCGTGAAAACGGTAGTGAACAAAATCCGTTCTGGGATTGCTGCAATTATAAATAAATTCAAGGAACTCAAAAAGAGAGTGAGAGAGAGCCTTGGATTTTCAGAAAAACAATCCGGCGCATTTGCAAAGAAACTCGGCTCAATCATCCGACTTGGAACGTTCATGTTATTACGTTCAATGTTTACACACCTATTTGAACTCGTAAAAACAGGATTCGATAACCTTGTTATTTATTCAAAAAGAGCCGGAACAGAGTTTCACAAAAACGTAAATCTGCTCTACAACGATTTGCGACAGCTTGGAGCATCACTGACAACTGCATTTGAACCAATACTGAATGTAGTTACTCCGATTCTGGATTATCTGATTCAGAAACTCGTTGCAGCAACAAACGCATTGGCACAGTTCTTCTCAGCACTCACGGGTAAGAAGTTCTACACCAAGGCAATAAAACAGAATAAAGATTATGCAGATTCCTTAAATGGTGCTGCAAAGGCGGCAAAGAACCTTACCACCGGCATAGATGAGCTTAACATCCTAAGTGATGATAAAAGCGGCAGTGGAAGCAACAGCGGAGCCGATGGAAGCGGTTATGAAACAGACGAGATTGCGGATAAGTACAAAAATCTTGCACAGATGATTAAGGATGCTTGGGATGAAGCTGATTTCTACGATGTAGGAAGAATGTTCGGGGAGAAACTGAAAGAAGCCCTCGATAACATTCCGTGGGACGGCATCAAAGCATCTCTGAGAAAGATTGCGAAGTGCATTGCGACATTCCTGAATGGTTTCCTTGAAACTCCTGGATTGTTCACATCAATAGGTGTGACAATAGCGCAAGCTATTAACTCTGCATTTGAGTTCGTTGATTCATTTGTAGAAAACTTCCATTGGAGCAGTCTCGGAATGGCAATAGCAGATCTTATCATTGGTGCATTAGATACTCTTGACTGGACTCTGATAAATAAAACCGCAAAGGGACTTGCACAGGGTATCGTAGATGCAATCAACGCTGCCCTGCAGACAGAAGATCTCTGGAAGAAAATTGGAACAGCAATTTCCAATGCAATAAACTCAGCGATTCTATTTGCAAAGACATTCGTTACCGGATTGGATTGGGCTTCACTCGGAACCGCAATCGGCAATCTGCTTGGCAATGCAATAGCCGGAATTGATTATGTTGGCATTGGAGAAACATTCGCCGGTTTTGTAAATGGTGTATTTACTGCCGTACTGAATTTCTCAAAGACTTTCCCATGGAAAGATATTGCTACGAACTTTGCAAACGGTGTCAACACAGCACTGAAAAAACTCGATTGGAATACCATCAAAGACGGTTTCGATACTTTCTGTGAGGGACTTGGAACAAATATAAATACCGCAATTACGGAGATCGACTGGAATCTTGTAGGCACAACGCTTGGTAACAGCATCAAGACACTTTTCAGCGGTCTTGGAAAATTCCTTGCAAAGATAGATTTCAAGAAAATCGGAAGTGACTTTGCGAGTGCGATAAACAAGGCAGTTAAGACTATCGACTGGAAAGAAGCCGGAGGCACAATCAATTCCCTTATATCTGGTGTATGCACACTGATTAACACTTTGATAGATGAGGTGGATTGGTACGAACTTCTAAAGGGCGTAGGAACGGCAATGTCCGAGATTGACTGGGACACAATACTTAAAACAGTCTTTAAGGTATTTGCAGCAAAGTGGACATTCAAGAATATGTTCAAATGGGTATCATGGACTGCCATTTGGAACGAACTGAAAACAAGCGTTGTTGAGGGAATATCAAAGAAGTTTGGAATTGGATCTGATGATGGAGAAATAAACACCGTTGGAGAGAATATCGTAGGCGGTTTGCTCAAAGGCATCACAAGAGCTTGTCTGCCAGCACCATTACAGACGGCACTCGATTGTTTCAACACCATAACGGATATTGTTAAGAAAATATTCGGAATACATTCTCCATCCACTGTATTTGCAGAGATTGGTAATAACATTGTTGCCGGACTTATCAACGGAATTACCGGGAAGTTTACTGACTGTAAGAACAAAGTCCTTGAATGGGCGAACAAAGTCAATGAGTGGTTTTCTGGCACGAGCTTCGGAAAGATCTGCAAGGAGACTTGGGAAACTCACGGTCAGAATATCATAACCGGCTTTAAGGACAAGATTGGCAGTGCCTACACTACCACAAGAGACAAGATAAGTACATGGGCAAATGATGTTAAAGATTATTTCTCAGGCAGCTCCCATGGGGCAGTTAATAACTCTACATGGACTACCTACGCAAACAATGTCATCACTGGTTTTAGAGACAAAATCGGAAACACTTATACGACCGTCAGAAATAATATCTCAACATGGGCGAGTGACATTAAAGATTATTTCTCAGGTAGCGGTCATGGGAAGATCAACAGCACAGAGTGGCAGACCTACGCAAACAATGTTATTACCGGATTTAGAGACAAGATAGGGAATACGTACACTAGTGTAAGAACAAACATTTCTACATGGGCCTCAGATGTGAGAGATTACTTTACAGGAAGTTCCCACGGAAATGTCAATGCTACAAAGTTTGCTGATTATGCAAAAGGCATTATTGACGGATTCAAAAATAAAGTAAATACCCATTACACCACTGTTCAGTCTACCATGAATACGTTTGCATCGTCTGTAAAAACATGGTTTGAGAAACCTGATGGAACAACACTTGTATCTAAGTTTAGGGATATAGGTAAAAACGTCATTCAAGGATTCATAGACGGTGTCAATTCGTTGTGGGATACCGCAATGGAGAAAATAAAAGCCTTTGGTAAAAGCATCATATCCAAAGGTAAAGAGGGGACGGAAGAACATTCTCCATCACGGGCTTTCAAACAGATTGGCGCTTATGTCGTAGAGGGATTTAATATCGGAGTAGATTCGGAAAAGGAATCAACACGAAAGGTAATGGAATCGTGGTTAGACTTCTCTGATATGAATATAAACCTCGGAACACGTCTGAAAATCAATGACAGTGCATTGAAAGAGTACAGCAACA